TAGTAATCCCATATAATTCTGTACAATCTTTGTAGGCATAGTATCCTGCAAAGTCTATTTGATTGAACGAAAAAATGACATAACCATCTATATACACTTTTACTCTACCATTGTATATTTTAAAGTCGTACTTATGCTGTTTTGTTTTGTTGTTTTTCATGGTTATTTGTTTTTTAACACATTATCTCGATTAGATACAAATTATTTGTATTTTATGTATTGGATTAGTATTCGATGTTTTCGTTCCAGCAGATGATTTGATAAGTACCCGCTTGCTTAAAGTCTTTAAACCATGCGATAAAATCTTCTATTGACAACCCATCGTTTTTTGCAATATCTTGTAGAATTGTAGTCGCTTTAGCTTTGGGCATTTCGACTATTCCATATTCGTCAACGATTAACTCCCATACCTTTTTAATCTCAATATCTGGTGCAATGATGATTTGTTTTGAATTGTACGGTTTACCGCTCCATACTCTAGGACTGAATTTGTCACCTACCTTCCAATGGTTGCCTGCTCTGATGGTGTGGTGCTTCATGCCCTTAACAGTATCGTCAATATCTAAACCCAATGGATAATCCATTAGGTTATTTTTACTGTAAAGCCCGTTGTAAATCTTCTCAACGAAGTTTGTCGGCTGTCCTTTCTTTGGATGGTATGCAGGAAATACCCTGCTAAATGTTAGTACTTTCATGGTGTATATTTTAATTTGAATTATATTTAGTATCAATTTGTCGGTTAATAAAATCTAAGGCATATTTTATTGAAAAGTCAACACATTGGTCAATGGTGTAAAATTTGCCACACCCTAAAAACATAAATGGGTAAATATTACCTATAAATAATTGATTTGTTTCTTTCATAAATAATGCTTCATTATATTTTAGCATTCTATTTTCGTGTACGCTTACACCTGTTGAATTTAATAAATGATTCATATTATTTGTATTTTAATTGAGTGGTGGTTGGTGGGATACCTTCAATAGTAATACTAATCCCTGCGCATCATCTACAAACTGCCTTCGTCTCATTTCATTGTGAAACTCCTTACTACTCATCTCTACCCTCCTTTTCGATTAATACAAATCGTTTAACGAGTGATTGGGCTTCGTCCCATAAAATTATACTTCCTGCGTTTCTCGGCAACAATGTTTGTCTGTCATTTATTATATCCGCTTTTGGCTTTTCGCCTAGTTTATTCCGCCATACAGCGCCAACAGAATCAAAGGCTGAGTGAAGTGCAGGCAACGCTTCCGAAAATCCAACGACTATTGACCGTTTCCCGTCTCCTTTTGTTTCTTTGCCACCGTTCACATAATCAACGTAATTTATCCAACCTTTAGGCTCTTCAAAACTTGGTAATATCCCCTTCGCTTGCTCCTCGGTAATGTTGGCAATGTTTGAGGAAATGAGGCGGTAATTGCCTTCAAGTACCTTAGTTACAATCGGTAATGAAATATGTATCTTTTTTGATACTTCTATCACTTTCGCATCCATCGGAACTTCGATTAAATAATTATTCGGTATTGGTAGTTTTATCATATTCTATTTATTTAAAGTGTTTAAAATTGCTTTTATGCCGTTGGTGTAGGCGGTTAAGGTAAGGGCATCCAATGGGTAGGTGTATGGCAATTCCTATCGTCATGGCTTCCATTCAAGGATGTGCTCTCCCTCCGAAATTTTACTACTCGTAATTCCGTTTATGCTTGTTTTGCCTAATTTGTAAGCCATAGCAACCATAGCTGAATTAATTAATGCTTTAGTAGTTTCCTCTGGTGTAGTTCCGTGAACAAACATCTTGTAATTTTTTGGACTGTCAATCCATGCCATGAAACCGCCAAGTCCGTTAGGTTCCATATAGGCTTTTAATACGATTTCCATTGTGTTTTATTTTTATTGATTGTGATGATTTGTGTTAATTAATTTGGAGAAGCAATTAATTATTTGTAAAGTTCTGAACAAATATAGTATCGTTTCTTTGTTTTCTGTATATGCGAAATGTCCATCACTTTTAATGTAGGCTTTCACCTCTACAACAAACCACTTATCAGCATATACATAAGTTACCTCACACCTTCTATTTTTCCACTTGCAAGATGCGGTTACTGCGTTTTTGTATGGTGTTATTGTTATTTCCATAATTATTTAGAAATCTATTTGAAACAATGTTGCTCCTTGTAATTCTCCTTGTGACTTCTTGACCTTCAAATGAATATTCTTACCAACAAGTTTCTCATACTTAATAGTCTTCACTATATGTGTTACAAGTTTAGTTGAATTGATAGTGTACGATGGTCGTTCTTTGTTCTTCCTTGAATCACATGTTAAGTTGAAGCCATTGCCATTCTTGGACTTATACATGTAAATCCTATCGCCTAATACATAGAACTCAATGCTACACCCTTTGTCTAAACCCATATCAATTGATAAATCAGGATTCAGTCTTATTCTCCTCAAATTTGATGAAATCATTATCTGTGGGTCTCCTGTATCAAACCTGTAGTTCTTGTCGATTATTATTCCACTGCCGTTCATATTGTATTATGATTTTATTTTTGCGAATGGAAATAATTTAAGGTCAACACCCTTTACGTTCAAAAGTGGTCTGTATAACGTGTCTGTGTTCTTGTCAGAACTTCTCCAAAGATACTTATTGTACATATTCTTACAATAGTAATTTATCAAGAAGAATATCAGAGTATTTCTATTGTGTCCTTTTATTGAACTATCAACGAATACAATTTCTTTACATAAAGATTTTATTTGTACATTCTTTTCTGTAATATCTATATCGAATAACGTGAATTTTGTGTAAGCTAATGGCAAGATTTGTTCATATTTCTCATAAACATACGCTGTGCCGTCTTGTCTTATTTCTACTCTCATTGTAGAGATAACTTTGTTATCTCTTAAACAATTGTTCTTGACAATTTACTGTAAGATTCTTTTCTTTCCTCAATTCCGTTCCAACCTCCATTGACCTTAAAAGATATACACATAATTGGTTTATCTGTATAATTGTACCAACCAGTAGCTTTTTTGTATCTTTTGATTGTCACATTCTCATTGTCTGGTCTGCACAGAGTATTAAGGTCTTTATTTGTCCAATATATCATCGCAGCAAGAGTCCCCCAAACTGGGTCTGCTAACAACTCTGGTCTCTTGAGTAAACCATCATTCACAAACAATGCTTTCTCTTCTGCTGTTAAAAATGGCAATTTAGATATCTCTCTTCCTGCTAACTTATAGTTTGCTCCACCTGTTGTTTGTATTGGACCACGTCCCTTGTATTTTCTGCCATCTCCATCCCTTGCGGCAGTGTTGCCTAAATCAGTTCTTGTATCATACGCATCACCAGAAGCATATTCTTCGAAAGCATTGAATCTATCACTTTCTATAGATAATTGTGCTAAGAAATGTCTCAATTCCAATATTGTATCGATACCAAAATAATCAGCATACTTATTGTAAGTATAAACAAACCCAACGATATTGTTATTCTTCTTTGTTCTCCCTATTTTTGGGTTAACTTGAGGAAATACTTCCCATAACATTTTTTCTGAAATCTGTATTTTAGCTTGGTGCATTTGTTATAAATTTGTTTCATCATTATAACTGCACCATTCGACAAAGCTGCCAAGCTATACACATGATTTTGAGCAGCAGTGTAATTATCTTCCTGCCTACAGTTTTGATAAAGCTAATGTTTTTAATAATTTCGTTGATTTCTCAATGTTTGCTATTGATAATCCATAACTCCCAGGAATAGTGTGGTCAACGAGCAATTCATCCATATCAGAAACTCCTGCTCCACCTGTCGTAACAATCAATCCTCCTGAATTTCCGACAATCAAAGACACATTGTCAACAACTTTGACATCTTCTATATTGTGATTTGCTCCTACGCATTTTACTGTGTAAGAACCATCTTCGAAGTCAACAGTGTAACCATTTATAATCTCAATGCTTCTTGCATAAGTTACACCTGATAGAAGCACCTGCGCACTATGTCTGTGTGTAGCCTCAAAGACCATCCCTTCATCACTATCTTCAAGGTCTTTCAAATCAAGTCTGAATTGGTTGACATCTAATTCATAGATGTCTCCACCTAAATTGGTTAAATAGGCTTGTGGTACTGTTATTATTCGTGTTGCCCAATCAATTGATATAGCCATTATACGTCAGGTATTAAAAATACAGTTAAACTTAATCCATCTTTTGTAATTGTACCTACAATGGGTGATGTTTTGTAATAAGTAGCACTACTTGCTTTTCTGGCTCTCCCTGTTACAGCTTGATTCACAGTGTAGGCATACTCTAAATTCTTGACCTGACCATTGACATCAGTCAAATTGTTGAAAATATCAACACCTCCAGAAACTGTTTCCAAGAACACTCTTGCGTTCTCAATTGGAAGTCCTGTGTTGATGTCTTTCACTGTTATTGTTAAAGGCACTGGGTCTAAAGAGTATTGATATGCTCTTGTGGTTTCTGTGGAGCCTGTGAAGAAATAAAGACTTGTTATAGCAGTTGCATTAGCAGTAATTGTAACAATTCTTACTTTTATTCTGACACCTGAAGAACCCACAACAGCCTCATTTGGAAGCTGATTGAATCTTAAAGTACCTGATACGACACCAATATTAGCAATATTCACTACAATAGTCGTTCCATTTGTTATAGATGAGACCTTAGCATTTGGGGCAATATTGGTTCCCCAAACATAATCACCAACCCTCACTCCCTTTGTATCTGCCATTGTTACATTAGTGCTACCATTGGAACCACCCCCAGTTACACGTGTATAATAAAGACTGTTAGACAATTCGATGCGCCCAGTTAAACAACTTGTTTCGTCAGCCATGTTACCATTAGGGTCATCTACTACCAATGTATCATTCGCAACAGAATCTACTAAGAATTGTCCATTGTTAGAGGCATCATCGAATCCAGACATATACACAGTCTGTCCTGCAACAAACCCATCTGTTATGAACGACCCACCATCGAGTCTTGTATAAGTTGCAGTCCCTAATTCAACATTCATTTCAATAACTCCACTATCCACGTACCCTGTTCCCAATCTGTCGAACGTGTAGAATATATCGTAATTAGCTATGGTACCACCTGCCATCACTGCTTCCGCAATTGGAAAAGATTCATGCCCTAAAAGCATGTAGGGACACTCAAATTTTATTCTATCACCTACAACAGCCATATATAGACCTCCTGCTGATGTAAACGCAGTACTTCCAGCTTCAATTTCATAAACATCTACAGTATCAACCGTTGCTTCATTCATTTGAATAGCCACTCTTCCAGTCATTGGCACAAATGTCAGAGTACCTGATGTGGCACCAGCATTTAAACAAGTGAAGCATATCACATTAGCTGGATTCGGTGGAGATGCACTGGCTACATTCTGAATAAGTGTTTTCTGACCTAAAATGATGGCTGCTGCATCGCTGGTGGTGATGACGTTTATGATGTCACCTATCTTTAACCCATGACCAGTACTTGTTATTCTTGCTTCTGTAGTGGTTCTTGCCCATGACACAGTAACAGTATTGGTTGGTATTGCTGTTGTAAAATAATCAAACCAATGAGTTCCATAGCAAGCAGTCTGTGCTGTCAATGCAGGGCTAGAGCCTATCATCTTCATATATGTATTCAATTCAGGTACTAACTGAGCAGCCCAGTATGATGTGTATACTGATTCAAATACAATATTCTTTGAAGAATTATCTCCTGACAAAGGACCACCTCTTAAATTAGGTACATAACATCTTTGTACTTTCACATCATCAGCTGCAGCACCTGCAGCCAGTACACATAAGAATCCAGCCACAGTTGGATAGTATGATAAGAACTGACCAGTAGTCTGCCCTGCATTGGTTACAGTAACAGTGAAAGTATCAGCAGTTGGTGCTGCCAGAACTGTCCATAAAGTAGCAGTAGTAGTCGTATTGGCTTTTGGAGCCACATCAGAATTCTGAATAACTGCTATTGTATCAGAAGCCTTCAATCCATGAGCTACTTTTGTTACTGTCATTGTAGTAGTAGAACGAGTCCAAGTAGCATTCACATACGCACCTCCCATATTCAATGGAGATGCATAAGTGCCGATGTTACGTAATTTTGTGCCCGTGCAACCTGCGGATAAGATTGAGAGTATCCCTGAATATGGTTGCACCATTGTCAAACCTCCAAAAGTTAAGCCATCAAAAGTACACCTCACACATCCAGTTTGTATCTCAAAAGCATACATAGATATAGTAGAACTCGTTGTCAGTGCAGGATGGTCATAATAAATGCTATCTATGAATGAAACATCTGTGCATGCGGTTAGGATGGCTCTTCCACCACCTAATACAGTATCAGTCCAGCTTGTATCAACTGTTCTGATTAAATTGTAAGAGCCTGCTGCAGCATTACTGGCTTTGGTGAAAGAAAAGCATCTCTCATTGGTGACAGTGAATCCTGCAACGTCTGTCATGTTAACAATATAACCACCACTTGCCTGCGCTGCCCTACTCCAAGTACACTTATCAAGAGTACCACCAGCGAAACATAAACTCATAGTAAGCGCAACATTTGCTAATGCAGCTTCTTGCCCAACATTAACATTATACCAAGTTATTGGTTGAGCAATCTCAGTAGCCACTATTCTACTCACCACTCCTATGTTGCTTAATGCAATAGAGTATGGTTGGTTGATATTCATATACCAACTAATACTCGCTTTATCCATATCTAATACCCCACCTCCAGTTGTAGCAAACTCATATCTGGTTGCTATTGTAGCATTTGGAAGTACATTTGCTGTTCTGGCTGCAGTGGTACAATTAGCTAAAAACACATTAGGTATTCTTATTCCAAGACCAGATATAGGCAAATAGCCACCTGTACTGTTAGTTCCATCATGGCCAAATCTTAATACACCTGCAGAAGATATCCAACATACTTTCCCCCTTACTGCATCTGTTGCAATATTGGCTAAAAGTGCAGACTGTGTACCAGCACAAGGATATGCTTCAAAAACACCACTTCCTACTGCTGTCTCGACTTCCACATAAGCATGATACTGTAACGTCCCACTTGAAGGTATTTGATAAGTGGTTGCCCGACTGCCACTTGTAGCACCTATAAGAAAGTAATCACCACGTATCTTGAAAGTGTTCAGTCTGTTTACTGTACACAACGCAGATTCATCTGCTGCTATTTCCAGCCATCCAGGAGTTGATGTTGATGCAAGAGACATTGTAGCACCTATCCCTGTTAATGCACCTCCGCCAGTGTACTCAACTGAGTTCCACTGTTTTATCTTGATGAATCCTGTTGCTGGCATTGCTGCTCCAGTAGCAGTAGAAGCTGCATTTAGTGCAGAATATACTCCTATTAATTTTCCTGATGCACCACCAAGAGAAATGACTGTATTCCATGCAGGTACGTTACCAGTTCCAGTATCATAAGGTAACAATCTTACTAATGTAGAATTGATTTCACATGTTCCACCTAATGTAGCTGATAAGGTCATTGCTCCTATAGAAGCACTTGTTGTTTGGTTTAAACCTACCCTACTATCTTGGTCAATTGTTAGATATCCTCCATTGATATTATAAGTGTCACCACCTGCTTTTGACGTAAGTGTATCTATATTGACTGGAGTTGTTATAGTAAAAGTTGCCATTTATTCTATTGCTTCGTAATTAATAATTAACTCATCCTGTTCTCCAACCTCTATCACTGCTCCATCCTCAATGAGTTGCGTAACTTCAGCATTCACCTCCCATTGATTTATAACATTCGCCAATTCTTCCTCTGACAAGGTTGTATCTGTCGTTAAAAAGTGAGTCCCAAAATTATAGCAAATCGTCATTGTTCCGAGTATTAAAGGTCAGAAATTCTTGATGCAGTAATCGAGAAACCACCACTACCAAAGGTTGCTGTTGTCTCAAATGTCTTGATTGGTGCGGCACCACCATTTCTTACACGAGCAAACATTGCTCTTGCTGAGGTGTACACCATCGTAAAAGATTCAATAGCACTTGTAGCAACCTTATCTAAATAGCTTGTCCAACATTGTGTTCCATTGGGTGCTGTATTGACACTAAAGTCTGTTGCACCTATTGTAAAAGTAGAACCTGACCAAGAAGTGTATGGATGTTTTGTATATATTCCATTTGCTCTCTTAATACGAATAGTTCCTGTTACAGGTGTATCTGTAGCTATGGCTCCATTAACTACCACATGCACTACTGCTGCGCCATTCAAGAGACCATTTAATGTCATTTGTCTTGTATTGAAATAATTCGAAACAGCACCATCTACATTTGCTGTGGCACCAGAAGAACCTCCTGTTATAGTTGAGTTATCAGTTGGTGGTGAACCTGTTAAGGCTGCTCCGATAAACATTTTACCTGTTGTACCATTGTCGTATAAATCAGCCAATATTGCTGTTCCTGCAGGTGCGGTAAATGTAAGAGTTTCACCAATTGTGAATGGCCCACCTACCTCAGCGTCATAAAAAAACCAATATCCCAATGGTCCGACCAATACTGTATCGGCAGGTGCTGTTGTTTCTAAACCAGCCACAGAGCCTGTTTGGAAGTTAGGTGGTGAGAACTGTGTATTATCTAAATCAAATACTTTATCATTTGCTGTTAAGTCTGTTGCCTGAACCCCAAATCCATAAGCACCTGTTATAGCAGTACCTGTTGACGTTCCGCAAAATGGTTGCGAAACGACACGTTCTGTCACTGTGACATTCACCTCACAAGTAGCACCACTTGTTGCACCTGTTATAACCTGATTATCAACAGGTGGAATACCTGTCAGCACTTGAATCCACATCTTAGTAGCCGCATTAACATCATTTATAGCCACCATTGCTCCAGTTCCACCAGACCAAGAAACCAATTCAGTAGTGCTGAAATTCGTAACAGATTGATTATCTACAACAACTTCATGAGTGATACCTCTGAAAAGCTGTCCTTGCACTCCGTATAAAGTTGTCGTCTCTCCTCTTCGTGTAATATACTTCATTCTCTCATAAAACTGATTGATTGTATATGTATCTCTATCCCACTCTGAATAAAAGTATTCGTCAGTTGTATCGTTGTTAACATCAATACCATTATATAAGGCAGACGCATTAACTATTGTTACCCATGTAGCTACAGTTCCCGATGGCGTTTGATTGTTAGGGTCAGCTGCATAGTTGAGTGCCATTACATTATTACCACGAGAAGTTCCGTTCACAGGAAATTCTGAGTAAGTATATCCAAATTCTCTTGTGGTTCCTCTTAAACGTCTTCCGTCTATATCTACTCCACCTGCTCTCACTTGTAATAGAAATCTATGAGATATACCATTTGCGCTATCCGCATTATAACCTGTAGTCCAGAAATTGGTAGCTAAAGCACCATTCTGTATAACATTGAGATACATGCCAGCATTAGCATATACTAAGATTCCATCATAAATAGTGTCTCCATCATCTTGAATGATTGAACCATCGTAGAAATATTTGGATGCATCATAATCAATGTTAACTCCATTAATCAATGTAACAATGTTATCTGTACTTCTCTCAGAAGGTGTAGGGTCTGTAATATCGAGTTCATCATCGCCTGTATAAGAAGCATCATCAGCAAGGTCTTGTAACCATCTATGAAGTTCAATTACAGTATAGTGATTGGAGTTGGCTACATGACGTATATCGCCACTTGCTCTATCGAATGAAAAATCTGTTCCTATTGGCATTTCAAAATTTGTTTAACCTTAATATCTGATTAAGAATAAGTGTATGTCAATATGTCATCCCAAACATTGACAAATTCTATTGTGCCATCAGCATATAGAACTGTAGCCTCAGTGGTAGTCTCATCAATACGTTTTATTTGCCAAACAGGGTCAGAATCTAAACTATTCGTTAATGCTTTGCCTATATAAGTTACGTTTGTCACGCTTGTGTCTATCTTTATAATGTAATCCATATCATATGCTGTTGTGATGAATGCTGAAAGTCTTGAATATTCGTCATCTCTTTCTGTTGCATCGGCTAATATCCAAAAATTGGTCTGATATTCAAGGTCATCTAATTCAATCTCTTGGTCATCCTCAATGTTGAATTTGAACACCAAATATTCATACAATACTTCGTACCAATTATATGTTCTCTTGACTATGGTCTTTATAAGTGTTGTGTTGATATAATTGTTGAAGAACAAAAGTTCGACTGGTGTTGAGAGCACTCCACCTCCATTACCAGACAGCAATATACTTGCTGTAACCAATGGACTTTTGAAATATATATTGCGGGATAATATGTTCGCTATTTCTGCATCCCTATCAATCTCTGACTCAAGAATCCAAATATCTGTTCTGTATTCTAAATGGTCTGGTCTTGCAGGGTAAACTAAATTGTTGTAATTCTTGATGAATTCTATTGCATAGTATGTAACTCCTGCCCAATAATAAGGGTAAACCCTGATTGCTGTTACTGCGTCTGTGTCTATGCCATAATTTGTGAATGAGAGTTCATAGAGAACAGTAGTCCCACTCTCATCTCCACTCATGAGCACACTTGATATCAAAGGATTAACGAAATTCATATTAACAAAATTAATACCTGAATATTAAACTTGATTTTGTATCAAATATCTTAATTTTTCCTTAAATTGTTCTTTGGCATTGAAATTCTGAAATTGCAGGCTGGAACCAATCCGTGTTCTTCCATGGTATCAAATACATAATAGTAGTTACCATCTATGAGTTTTGATTCCTTAAGAATGTATTCGCAATCAACAACATAACCTTCCGTGTGTTCTTTGCACTTCATGATGAGTCTTCCATGACCTTCTGTCAAATCATGAACAAGCAATCTTCTTTCAAACTCCCCAGAGAAGAACTTCATTTGCTCAGCGTAAATTTCATCTCTCATCTTAGGGTCTATAATCAACACTCCATCGTTTGTTCTTGAATTTGTTGTTGATTTCACATGATTTTCTGATATCTGCAGGCTGTACACTAAATTGTATTCCTCCGCTATGTAGTTCAATAGTTCTTGTATTGTTTCTACTTTCTCTTTAAGCAGCAACTCATTAAACACTGATTCCTTCTCATCTTTCATCATTCTTGATAACTGTTTTATTGTCCAAAATTTCTTATGTAAATCAATTCAGATTTTGCTCTTGTTATTGCTACATACTTTAAATTCTGCTCCTGCTGAAGTTCCTCTTCAGTTGAAGCATATTTTGAAGGTATTAACTCTGGATTCAAAATAGCTACTTTCTTGTTCTCTAATCCCTTTGATTTATGTATAGTCATCAGAATAATTCCCTGATTTGTTTCATCAACAAAAATCTGTTTTATCTGCTTCTTCATTTGTGCTGTAGATATCGCTGATTGTGATAGTATCTTTATGATTTCAATCTTCTCAATGAAGTCCAACATTGACTGATGATTCTCTGGCTTAGACACACCCTTGTTCACCAACTTTACTTTAAGCCTAAGTCTGTCAGACTCAAGATGCTTTATCATATCTGATATACTTGTTTGTCTCGTCTTGTCAATTACTCTGATTATGTTATCTCCTATCTCCTTGCCCTTTATGTTGGCTTTCACACCATCTGTGAGCAACTCAAAGAATAATTGCACCAATGGTTTAGTGTTACGACAAACCACAATCATATCGCCAGATATGTCCTCTCTTATTCCGTCTCTTACAACTCCTTTCTCAGCAAATGATGAATGCTCAATATATGGCACTATGTTCTTTGCTTCATTTACTATGCTGATTCCGCAACGATACGACACTGATAACGGCAATTCTACAACCTTATTGCCTAATATAGAACCTAAATTGTAGAATGAATTGCTATCTGAACCTGCGAATGAATATATAGCCTGTTTTGGGTCTCCAACATAAATGACTTTGGTATTATGGTTCATCATCTTCTTCACCATTGTCTGCTGCGCTTTTGATAAATCTTGAGCCTCATCAACGAATATGTAATCATACTTCTGCAACTTTATGTTTTTAGATGCAGGTATATGTATCATATCCACAAAATCAACACTATCAAACATCGACTTATTGCTATAATTGAGTAACTCCTTAGCATTCTTCACCTCATCTTTGAATATTGATATTGAGTGTCTTGTTGCTATTTCAGCTATCTTAACATCATCTTCATACTCCATGTAGATACGCATATAATCTACTATCTTTGATACTCTGTACACGTATGACGATTGGTTCTCCTCAATATTCCACTTCTTAAATAGCTTCAATCCAAGAAAAAACACCTTGCCCTCACTAAGTTTTATCTTGTTGCCATACCAACGCAACATAGTCTTAAACCCAAATCCATGGAGTGTTGATACTTCAACATTCGAAGGCACTTTCTTCTTTAATTCATCAACAATAGCAACATTGAATGCTAAGAATATGATTCTCTTATTCTTTGGTATCAACTCCAAGCAACTAACTATTGTCGTTGTCTTACCACTTCCAGCAACTGCATTAACTGCTATCGTATCTGTTCTTTGAGCAATTGTTTCGTCATATATATTCTTTTGATATTCTGATGGTCTGTGTTCCATATCTTGTCCACTGTTAATTTCTTTAGTCCTAATGCTATTTTGCTTTCGCTTATTAACGGTGGGTACATTGAGGAAGGTAATCTCAGGTCAGACCTGAATTCTACTCCATCAAAGCAAATCTCAAAGGAATTCATAGCTTCTTCATATTCTTCACTATTATACACATAGTAGTCTGAACATAATATGAATATCATATTTATCTTGTAATAAATAAAACACTTGAATTTTTTATTTGGGATTATTGTTTGTATTGGTTTGTCGCCTATCCTCTTTATCACTAAAGAATCTGGAAACCACTGGTCTAACAATTCCAACGCAATTATTGCTACATTCAGCAATTCAGACAATCTGCTCATTTAAGCATTAACTATGAAGTGAATGTTATCCAACTACAATGTTCACTAAACTTGATATTCGATTCTTTACTATTCCTTGATAACAAATCTGTAAAGGATTGATTGAAGCCTATATCACTCATTGTATCAAGATGAATATTCTCAATCCATGTGGTAATTGGTCTTCCTTTTAATGTACAATAGTTCACAGATGTAGTGTTTGACTTCTCACTTGGCTGGAACAACGAGTATAGGAATATCTCAAGTTTACCTTGACAAATTTCTACAACTGCTAAATTGTGGCCAATAGCGTTCAACTTACAAATTTTCTTATATATGTCTTCAGATATATTGTTTACCATAAATTTCCATTATTTTTTGTTTCAAAGATTCAAGATTCTCTGTATATTGGTTGTGTGATATTTTATTACTCTTCAAGAACTCCTGAAATCTCTGTCCTTCAACCTTCATAATCATTATGCCGTGCTCAATTTCATTCAAATTCATATTGCTTATATCAATATCTGTGAAATCTACATGGTGTAAGTACTTAGCTGATGACCTGACCCAAATTTCATTTTGTTCTGAATTATCGACAACTTGGTTGTGTTTCTTGTAATTCCTTTCATATATTCTATATACTATCTTGTTTAGTGCTGAATTCAGATAGAAGTGAAATTTCTTGAAATCTTTCATCTTCATATTAAGCACACAACGATGTAAACCGAAATAGCATTCTATTGTTATGTCTTCCTTTGTGTGTATAACTTTTAGCTTATCATAATTCTTTGTAAGATGGAAGAAATTATTGATAGCCTTCATGATTATTGTAGAACAACCAACGAACAATTCCAGCATCAACTCTTGTCTTTCCCTCTCTGACAAGTCTTGCTTTTTTCTCAGTAAAATGACACATTTCCGTACCAACTTATGATTCAAATTATAATTAGCATTCTTATCAATTAAGCTATACATATTGTTCTTCATCTACCTTGCGCCATATTTTTTTAATTTGTCCATCTTCTCATCTCTTCCATGCTTCTTGAAATTGTCTCTTGCTCTTTTATTGAAATATTCTGTACGCTGATTAGCATCCATGCCTGCTATCTTCATGATGTATAGTGGCTTATAGTCTTCTCCTTCTACATTTGCATCTATTGCTGTAAGAGGATGCTTCTTACATTGTTTGTTAGAACATGTTATTCTTACATTCATGTTCTTATTTGTAAAGTAAACCAATTCCTCACCTCTAACAGCTATCGTGAATTTAGCTATTATTGACTCCGTTTCACACTTATCACATTTAAAATTGTTCATACTATAAAAAGTTTTTCAATTGTTCAACATCATCAATATTAACAGCAATCCCTAAGCATCCATCTGCCATCGTCAATAGTGCCACTCTTATATCATCTAATTCATATATGCTTACATCTTCTGAAATCTCCTCAATCATTATAGCTTCTCCTTGAACAAAGTAATACAATTCATGTATCTCATCCTTATTCTCACCATATTTATCAAAACAAAATAATATCTTATTGTAGTCTGATGCTATGTGTTTAAGCAAATCAACAAATATTGACTCCTTAAAGTCTTCTTCATTGAATATACCTTCTTCTTCACTAAAATGTGTTATCTTATTGAATTTCATTGTCTTCTATTGCTAATTTTAGTAAACAAATTGCGTCTGCGACGTTATCATCATTGCCTCTGTAACCGTATTTCTTGATTGCTGTCTTTATCATCTCTTTCTTACCACAATTCCCATTGCCTGTTGCATGCTTCTTTATGGTTTTAGCATGATATCCTTTGAATGGTATATCTCTCTCAGTGCATAGCAGTTCTATTACGCCTACATACTTTGCATGTGACATTATCGCTGCTGGCATTCTGCCTGACACTGCCTCGAAGAATATCATATCTATGGACTTCTCTTCTATTTTCTTGATAAGTTCGCTCCTGAACTTCAGCAATCGCATCCCGAAATTTTCATTCCTTGTAATTTTAAACGTCCATAACCCATGTGTTCCATCAGAGCATGCCCACCCTGTAAGCTCGGCAGGGTCAATTGCTAACACATTGTATTCCATTCTTTCTTAGTTTATTATTGATTTTCCTTCTTTTGTTCGATTGTCTAATTCTGTCTTTCATCTCTTCAGTCCAAATGAGATTCTTATTCTTGTTTACCATATACTCATTGAAGTGAGCAGGCATGTTATGTGGTTTACCTTTGTTTGCTTTAGATATGCTTAGCCTTGATTGTTCTGTATGTGATATTCCCAATCTTCTATTATTACCAATTAAAGAAGCTGTTATCTTAGCTTGAATATTTTCACTCCTTGATGGTTGAATACCTTTATCTTTCAATGTTTGGCTTATTCTTAAAGCTATCGATGGAATAGTTGATGGATTAACACAATTATGTCCAATTGCCGCTCCTTGTATAATATTGTATCCCACATCTGGGTTGCAAGAATTGAATTTCTTTATAAACAATTTCTCCCATATATTCAACATCTTTCTTGTACTGATATCGTCTTTCAATACCTCTTTTGTAAAATTTTCTTTGCCATACTTCTTGATAGCTACTGCTAATATTGTGCCTCCACCAATGTATTTCTTAGACTTTGATGATTCTTTGCAAGACTGTCCAATGTATATCTTGCCATTGACTAAGCAAAGTGTTTTATAGATATACATTGTTATATGATATTTTCATAGTGTGTTTTTATAGTAGTATTCTTGTTCTTCTTTGTGAAAATCACTCTGTTCTTAATATGTATTCCATCAATCTGATGCATTACAACCATACAATTTATCCTCAACCGTTCCAATATCTTAATAGCCTCAATCTGTCCAGAATTATCCAAGTACAATATGTTCTCATCAAACGCAAGGAAATTCAATCCCTTTCCATAATCACAGCTATTGTTTATCAAATCCCTAATTCCTATTATACCTGACAACGACACTCTTGCTTTCTCACCACCAGAATATCTGTTGAACAACCCTGAATTCTTTCCGTCTTCAACAACAAATATCTCAATCTTGTCACGCACTGTCCCATCTTTGTTAATCTTATAACCATTGATTTGCGTCTCAAGATTAGAACCTATTTTGTTCAGATAAAAGTTTGTAACGTCTTGTATCTTCTTAATAGATAGATTCGCCAAATATGTCTTAAACCCAGTCTTGTCCATGTGGAACTTCAAATTGCTTATACTCTGTCTTTTGTTGTCGAGCAATTGAAATTCATCAACTTTGTTAGTGAATTCAAGTTTTTTGTTTTTTAACTTTGTTTTCAACTGTGTAATTAACAACTTATTTGGGTTGGAAACATCTATGTCTTTGAGTTCTTGTATAGTCTTTGACAACTTGTTTTTGTAATTGTCAAGATTTGTTGACTCTTCCTCAATGCTTTCCTTCAAATTGCTTATCTTCCTGTTCGCAACCTTTAGGTCAGTCTTCATTTCTTCAAAAACTGTTATCTGCTCATCAAGTTTAGCAATATCAGAATTCAAAGACACTAACTTCTCGTTGTTATTATCAATAGCTTTCTTATGTAATAATATAAAATTCTTCAATTGCTTCAGGGTGTACTCTGATTCTGGTAGAAACTCATTATCACACTTAGGACATTTAACTGCTCCACCTGTAAGAACCTCATACCTTTTGATTTCCTTCTTCAATTTGTTGGTCTCTGTTTCTAAATTATCCGCATCGTCACTCATGTCGCTATGTTGTCTCTCTACATCTTCCATCTTTCTTTCATCAAGACCACTTTTCAATGCATCCCTATTAGATTCAAGCTTTCTCAATTTTGCATTAAGTGCTATGATGTTTAATTGTATTTCTTTTATCTTCTTCTGATATTTATCCTTATTAGATTCTGCTATCTGTTTATTTTCTTCTTCTGCAGCAGTTTCTTCCAATTCAGTAAGTTGTTCTCTGTATGAATCCACAACTGCTTCAATAGAAGCTATATCAGACTTGACCTCTTGATATTCTTCATCCATCACCTTCAACTCCTTAGTTAATTCAATAATCACTGAATCTATCATGTTAGAATTGCTGAAACGTGATATTATTTGCTTTTGTTCTGTATCCTTTGATGTAAAGAAATTGCTATCATTCCCCTGACCTAATAAGAAGAAATTCAATATATCCTCTGTCTTTATACCAATCTGCGATATTATTTCCTTGTTACCAACAGCTACAGATGTTTGGTCTTTCCAAAGCACTTTATCAAAATAAATTTGTAGCTTAGATGATTTATTACCTCTGAACAATGTACGCACTATCTTCATTTCTCTGTTTAGTACACTGTTATGCATTGACAATGACACTTTGCATTGATTCTCTCCGTTTGTTATGAAGTCTTCCTTATCAACACCCCTGTATACATCACCTGTGATGGCCAGTGTTATAGCTTCCAACAATGTTGACTTTCCAGCACCATTGGAATTAGCACTTTCTTTCTTATCAAGATTCTCTCCTAACATCACTACTAATTCATTGATGAAATCATAGCTTGTCTTTCTGTGGGTGAACAAGTTCTCCACCTCAATTTTACTTAGATTCCACATGTAACTTTTGTATTTTAGTTAACCCCTTAGTGCGTAAATTATTGTCGGTGATGTAAAGTTTACAATAGTCAATCCAATGTTTAGCCATATCTTTCTTAGTAAGAACCAAACTTCCCTTTTGTATCTGTCCAACTGACAACTCTAAATCACTGTAATCCTGCTTCACCTCAATCCCAGCTAATTCGAATTTGTCTTTGTTGAAAGTTTGAACCTTGTCTTTATCACCAAGCAATGTTATCCTTACATTATCTTTCTTCAACTCTGATATAGAATTTGATAGTTCATCCAATTGTTCAGTATCTTCAACATTAACCTTATAATGTATATATTTAGGAAATTCTGTATGTACCTTGATTGTAGTATCGTCAGAGTATAAAAGTGTAAACCCCTTATCATCTATGTTTTCTCCATAGTTAGCCTGATATGCACTTCCTATGTAGTGTATTCTCTTCGTAACATGAGATTCATCGTGATAATGACCAACAAATACCTTAGAGAATGGCTTAAACAAGTCTCTGCTTAAATCTCCTGAAACTACACTTCCATCATTGTTCTTAACACCATTTATAGAATGATGTGTCATTAATATGTGTTTTGTGTCATCACCGTAATTTGACATATCTTCTATCACTGTCAGTAGATGTTCCAGATATTCTGCTTCTGAAAAGTATGGAAGCATATGTATGCAAGTGTCTTCTTCTTCAATTTCTATACAGCCTGTATTGTTGAATAAGTGAAAATACTTGCTTTTCCGTTTCTCAAATATACTTAGATAGCTTTTGTGTACCGATTGGTCTTTCTTGTCGTGATTGCCTGCGATTGCATATATGTGTATTCCATTCTTTTCAAACATAGATATACAATCATCAATTAGCAATAAACATTCAAGAGACTGCTTGCTTCTGTCAGTAAACCAATCTCCCAAATGAAAGACTTTATCTATGTCATTTTCTAAACAATACTTGACACATTGACTGAATATGCTGAGAACTAAGGGTATATTGTTCTCCTTAGCATGTGTGTCTGTAATCATGAGACCTAATAAGTTTCTACTCATCTTCATCTTCATTGCCCTTTGATGCAATAATATCCTTGTGTCTTGCTGCTAATATCTTCTTTGTTAGAATTGGCAAAGCCTTGTTCCCATTTATGTAATTATCATAGAATTGACGCTTACTTGACCACGCTAATTTGCCACCAAGGAATGATATCTTCTTAGCACCTTCCTGTTTCAATATACCTTTGTCAATAGCATACTTGATGTCCTCAGCACTTAAAACTATGCCTATGCCTAACAGCATTTCTACATCTGTTTTGCGACGACTACCAAAATCGTTCTTCACAATCTTGACTTCTGTTATCTGTCCAACCTCAATCTCATCAATCTTAACATGCTCCTTCAATTTTAAATCCACTCTTAATGTCGGCAAATACTCTTTCCATTCACCTCCACCAGAATTTCTTTGACCAGTGTTAAAGTCAACTGCGGTGTGGTTGATGCCTAACATAACTATGTTTCTATCATAAATCTCGGTGAGCATTGCCTTCATCATCATCTTAGCATTCTTAGCAAATGCACCCATTACAGCATGTTTTAATTCCTTCTTTGTACCTTCCTCTGTATTCTTCTGAACAATCTTCACATTCTCTTTGAACGCTTCAACCTCTTGTCGACTAAGTGTTGCTCCTATACTATCCCACATGATAAATATGTTAGGCATTGTCTTAATCTTGTTTAACTCACAGAATTCGTCAAGTTTGTTCAATTGAATCTGAAGTTTGTAGAATAAGTCTTCTACATACTTAGATTTTATTATGATTACATTTTCTATGTCTATACCCATCTTCTTGGCATATACTTTGTTATCCCTGTTTTCTGAAGACAGTATTATGCATATTGGGTCTTCATACGTTTCCTGATACCATTTCATAGCATGCATTGCCATTGTTGTTTTACCACTTCTACTTCTACCAGAAATTTCTGTTAATCCCACTGGCCAACCCAGTGTTCCTAAATTTGCTTCCAATGCAGGAACACCTGTTGGACACCAAACTTGATTCTCGGAAAAGTTGTCTTTGTCAGAGAACTTTATCATCCCCTCATCAGCTTTCTTGAGTAGGGATGTTATGAATTTATTTGTAGCCATGTTTATTGTTTTTACTTTGTTATTAAAAAAGCACCCAAATTATTACATTTGGGTGCTGCTGTTTGCTTCTATTACACTCCTATTTCTTCCCCATTTTAGCTTGGATTTTTGCCCTTATTTCTTCCTTTGTCATCTTTTTCTTTGGCTCCTCATCTTCTTCATCGTCTTCTTCTTCCTCAACAACTTTCTTTGGCAAAACTTTCTTCACAATCTTCTTTGGCTCCTCTTCCTCTTCCTCTTCCTCTTCTTCAGCTTCCTCATCATCCTCCTCTTCAACAACCTTCTTTGGTATGATTTTCTTCACAGCCTTCTTTGGTGCTTCTTCTTCCTCTTCTTCAGAGTCGTCTTCTTCCTCTACAGCTTTCTTGGATACAATTTTCTTTACAACCTTCTTTGGTACTTCTTCCTCTTCCTCATCATCTTCATCTTCATCTTCTACAACTTTCTTGAAAGTTTTCTTGGTTGATGTTTTGGCTGGACTATCATCAGAATCATCAGATGATGTTACTGTTTTCTTAAGTGTCTTGTTAAGCTTCAATTGCAAAGACTCCACTATTTCTTGAAATTCATCAGTATCAAACAACCCTATTTCATGCTTCTCATCAAAGAACCTCAACCCTTCAAGTGATTTCTCAAAGTCATCCTTACTATACATCATGATATTCAACTGGGATAGTGGTTTCTTCTTGCAATATTCCTCAACCTCATCGTCTGTAAGTGGCAATGCATTCTTGCTCAACTTAACACTGTATGATGTCTTTGTAGTTTTGCCTTTTTTCTCCTTCTTAAGAGTTACAATAACAGGTATTCCGTCATCTGGGTCTGTGAATGGGTCAAAGTCTAATGCTTCTTCTTCATCCTCTACAATGGTTTCTCTGTTCATTTGGTCTCTTATGGTCTTCTTCATATCCATCAAACCAAATTTCTTATTGCCCTCTTTCACCTTATAAGCATAACAAATCCATGATGCTTGTCTTCCAAGACCACCATCCCAAGCAGTCAATGCTTTGATTTTCTCAGACTCATCAGCATCAGTTGAATCTAAATTAGCTTTCACAAAATCAATGTACTCTTCAATGATATCTTGCTTTTGACCACCATGAATTATAGCATTTTGTACAGTTGCTCTTTTTTCCTTACCATCATCACCAATGATTGTAAGCCAGTGAATACATCTCATTCTGTAATAAGCTGGTTCTCCTGGCAATGCAGGTAATATCCTGAATTTGTTTGTGCCTTCATCATATTGAAGGAAATCTGAATTGGAATTGCTTGGCATCTGAGAATCCTCTTCAGACACCAATTTCTTCAATACCTTAGTTGAAGTTGGTTTTAATTGCTCTCGCAATGATTTTTCTGCCATTTTGTTTTATTTTTAATGTTTAACTATGAGTTTATTTAATCGATTATCTAACAACTTTAATATCTACACAATTTATACGCTTGATTTGTGTCTCAACAAGTTGTTGTTCTATGTCTCCTGCTTGGATTGACATGCTAAGTTTGTTCAACTTATCATCTTTTGATTTCAATGACCAATAAACAGAACTAACATATTCCATTTCTTTCTGTCTTCGGTACATCAATTTCTTGGTTGCTTGGAATCCTTTATCTGAGTCAATAAGTGCCTTCAAATCTTCCACTGTTGGCTTCTTCTTTTTCTCATCAATGTGTTCTGTAATGATGCGTTCTCTACACTTTGCTTCATGTGTATTAACACTCAACTTAGATTCATTGTACATATTAGTGACATCAGCAAGCATAATACCGAAGTGATTCAATATTATAGGTATTGTCACTAATTCTGCTGCGAGATTTGCCACATCAATCCTTAGCAACTTCTCAAGTTGTATTTCCTCTTCATTTATATTGCTTTTCAGCAACAATAAACTTCCGTCTGGTAGTGTTACCTTACTTATTGCCATCTTTTATTTGTTTTGTTAAGAAATTGTTTAATTGCTCCTTCACCATTGGTACTTTCTCACTAAGAAAGTATAAGTACATAACAGAATATATAGCATTGTCGATGAATGTATCTGCTATGTTTTCATTTGATTCTTCCGTTATTGTGCCATTGTAGAACTGCTCTAATATCCTATCAACTTTCCTTTCAAAGTTCATCTGTGATGACAATAAACCACGTTTTTGCCATGAACCTCCATAATTCTTGTCTTTTGATACAAACAATTCAATCATCTTTGGAAACATGTCCTGCATGAACTTCTGTACATCCTCTGTTGAATAGTTTGCCAATGGATTCATCAAATCATACTTAATCACTAAGTCTTTATTCGTCATATGTTTTTATATTTTTGCTTGTTTTAAATATTGTAATATCATGCCGCATTGTTCTCTGAATTTAGCAATTCTGTATGGTTCATAGAACAATGTCTGACTATAAGCATTAAGCACCCTTCCTATTGTTTTATCCAATCCTACTATGCTTACTGAATATAATTCTACAAAATTCTTGTTCCCTAATGTTAGCTCATTCAACTCATATTTTATACAAGCTAACCAATCTGCCATCTTCAATATCGATTCTTCCAATTCTGTGTAATCACTTTGATTCTCACAAGAAACCATTGAATCATACAACAAATGTGCCAACAACGATGGGTTCACTGAAGTCGAACTTATGCCTGTCATTTCCTCCAACAATTTATTCTCAAAGGCAGATATCAATTTCTTGAGTTCTTCTCCATTGAACGAATTATGTTTAAGGTCATACAACACGTCTCCTGTTTTGCCTTCAAGAAAATCATGGAAAGTGCATCTATCCATTATTCTCAATGTGATGTTCAAATGGTCTACTGAATTCTTGGTAAATAAATATTCACATATCATTCTGCCAAACGCTACGACCCACCAACTATGTTGTGACACTGTTTCACCTATCACAAATGGATGAGAATTGAAGCGAACAATGTTGTCAATTTTTCTGTGTTCTGGATTGCTTAGAAAATCAGCTATGTTCATTAGCTTTTAATTGTTTTTACAATCAAATATCCAGATGGAATTCCTGTACTTGATTGCGGGTTATAAATTGGTACTATTTCCTGTTTAATTACTACTTGCTCTGTCCCAGCCATGTTTTTGTTATTTCGATAAATTTATGATTTGTGTTTTGTCATACGAATATAGTGTATTACTGCCTGAATAATCCTCAAACTTTGTCTTACCTGTAATCGCTATTAACTTTCCCTTTAACTCTGGGATGACGTCTCTAAATTCATCGAGAACATCTTCCCACAACATAACTCTTATTAAATCGCTGTTAGAAATCAACTCCATGGTGCAGTATTGAGAACCTTTCTTGGTAGTTTTCTCAATATAGAAGTTCAAAACACCGCAAATACAAACTTCTTTGTAATCTTTGCTTCTTTGAAACTCAATGTTATTGACATACATTGACTTCAAATTGTTAAGTCCTGAATTAGACAGCATTTGCTTATAGTCAACATCCCCATATCCTGTCAATTCCTTCTGTTTGAATATCCAAAAATAATCTTTGTATATATCTTCTGTTTGAAATTCTTCAGGGATATCCTCTTCAAATCTATCTAAGTGTTTTAAGACTAAAGATATACGTTCGCTTGGTTTGTTTATGTATTCTAATTCATCGAAACAGCCTGACAATATCAAATTCATCAGTGTTTTCTTGTTGACATTCTTCTTAGGTATTCTGTTTGCAAAATCATTGTATGATTTAAATGGCTTTATTGTTCGTTCTGCTATTATGTGTCTAACATTAGCTTCGCCAACCCCTTTTATTTTAGTAAGAGACCAATATATGTTCTCATTATTGCACTCAAACTTATTTGTAGATGTATTTATTGATGGTGGTTTCAATTGTATCTCCTTATGAGTCTTGCTCATCTCTGATATCCTATACATTATTTCGTCTTCAGAAGCATGCTGTAACGACGTTGTCCAAAACTCCAATGGATAATTAGCCTTAAACCACTGTGCCCAATACGCTATTATCGCATACGCTGATGCATGACTTTTATTGAATCCATAACCACCGAATGCAAGCAATTTATTCCATATCTTAATAGCATCGTGTTTATCACAACCTCTTTCCTCTGCCCCACTTATGAACTTTTGCTGATATGTAGCCATTATGTCTTTCTGGAACTTCTTCATATTTGTACGAAAACCATCAGACTCCACTAAAGTGAAACCACCTAATGTTACAACTGATTGCATGATTTGCTCTTGGTAGATTGTTAAACCATATGTGTTCTTAGTCACATCTTCTAACATATAATCATACTTCAACTTTCGTTTGCCATGCTTAATTTCTGCAAACTCTATATGAGCATTGCTACTCATCGCTCCTGGTCGCCACAGCGCATTCATCGCTGTAAGTTCCTCTATGTTCTCTGGCTTAACTTTCGTACTGAAATTCTTCATTCCAGATGAATTGAACTGAAATATGTCTTCATTGCAACCTCTTGCGAATAGTCTATAAGTCTTTTTGTCATCTAATCTTATATCATCAAGCACTATATCATCACCCTTATTAACCTTTACCATATCTATTATGGACATAAACTTGTCTAATTGTGATAATCCTAATATATCTTCCTTCAGAAATCCTGCATTGTCTGTGTACTTCCCTTCCCATTCAGCAACCAATAAACCATCTATCATTCTTACAGGCAACCAATCGTTAACATCGTATTCTTCACCGTGTTGATTCTGTTCTGGCAGAACTAATACTGCAGAAGCATGAACTGATGATGACCTTGGCTGTTCAAGACAGAACTTAATCATATTTATGATGTCAGGATATTGTTGACAAAAATTGTACAATCCTTTGTTCTTAGTTGCATATTTGAATATATCTTCCCACTTATAGCTTACTTGATGTCCTATTGCTTTGGTTATCAAATTGCTGTATGTGAAGTCCAAATTTCTAACTTTAGCAAAGTCCTTCAACCCTGCTTTTATTTGCAATTTCGTGTATGTTCCTACTGAGCAAGTCTGAAACTCACCGAACCTTTCACGAATGTATCCCTTCACAACGTCTCTGTATTCGCTTGGGAAATCCACATCGATATCTGGTATTTGCGCTCCCTTTATATTTCTACAAAGGGAGCAATTGAGGCAAAGAGTCCTTGCGCATCTCTTTGCTATATTCTATTTTTTTAATTTTCATTTAATATTGTTTTCTTTCTTGTCATACCTAATCTCCAACCTTCTGGTATTGGTTCCCCAATTCTTATTGCTGTATTTGTGACTCCGTTTGTTATCCTGACCTTCCCATACATTCCATTGTTTTCTCCCTTATTCAAATCGGACTCTAATAGTTTCTTGCTTAACTTTAACTTCATTTCTTCATTCCACTTATTTCCGAAGTTGGCATTCTTGTTGCCTTTTCGACTTCCATCTGAAAATTTCTTTGATAAATGCGTCTTTTGTTCTTCACTCCAATTGTTTCCATAGTTTGGATTCTTATCTCCAATCAACTCCCTGCCTAAGATTGATAAATTCTCCTTGTATTCAGGATTATTCTCATATCTTTCATTGATTATGGTTCTTAGCTTATTTCTAATTTCTGGTTTGCTCATTGCTTCTCTCATCCTTGGGAGCATATACTCCCTAATTCTTGGATTTTCTATTGGTGTTCCCTGACCAAAACAATTAGCAGTACCTTCAAGCAAATTATATCCTATTTCAATATTACAAGATTTGTATTTCTTTATATAAACCATCTCAAATGCATCTAATTCTTTCTGAGTCTTGCATTCTCTCAACAATTCCTTGACGAAATTATGCAAACCGTGTTTCTTTATGGCTTTTCTTAACAGTGTACCACTTCCTATGTATTTATTTGATTTATCAAATGGATGCTTATGTTGACCAATATAAATCTTCCCATTGACTAAGCATGTTGTCTTGTATATATACATAAAGAATTGATAACTGTTAATCTAAGTCAATGTCATCGTCTTCTGTGAGTTCCTCAACCAAAACTTCACCTCTTTTTGTCTTAACCTTTGTGCCGTATTGTATTTGCTTAGTTGAACCATTAGCTAATTGCAAATTAACATATTGTATAGGCAACACCCTTGTTGCATTCAAGAACCTCTCAAAAAGCAAATCATATTCTATTGGGTCAACATTTGTGATAAATAACAAATGACAAACCAAAGAACCAGCAGCAGAACCACGACCTGTTCCAACCATAATATCATTCTGACCACACCAATTTATTATATCCCAAAGTATTAAGAAATAATCAACAATCTCTGCGCTCTCTATCAATTCCATCTCAATCTCTACACGCTTTCTGTATAAATCAACATCAAGACCTCTTTTCTCAACTTTCTCAACAAATCCATATTCTACCAACTCTCTAAAGTACTGTATGTTGCCCTTGCCTTTTGGTGCAAAATTATACTTTGGCAGTCTTGGTATACCAACTTCGATGCTAAAGTTGCAAGAATCAACAACCTGCTTCACACTATCAAGCATAGTATTGAACAAACGATTAAAGATATGCTTGTCTTTATACATCTTGGATGCTTGTTCTTCAATTTCGCTATATGGCTTGAAGTGTTCATCCTCACTGTAAGAGGTTATACGCTTGTCAACCTTATTGAGATATTCCTTCAACTGAAAATACTCTTTTTCTATGTAATAACTATCTTGTATCAAGATTGGTTGAATGTGGTCTGTATATTGCTTAGTATAATTTCTTATGAATTCAAGATTGCTCATGTCAACCTTATCTTCATAGAATTCAGTGTAATCAACCTGTTGGTAAATCTGAGTGAAGTGTTTCTTGTAATTATCCACTGCTTTGACAAATCCTTTTCTATCATTCTGCAAATGGCTTAATAATCCGAATTTACAAAATACCAATATCAAACCTTCGGAATGTTCAAACAGTATCTCTTCGGTGATGAACTCACCATCAAACATGGAATTAGAATAGTTATTGATTTTCAGTAGGTTCAACCAACCTTGCTTATCCTTGACATAAAGTTTTACATCAAATTTCTTTTGTAATTTTTCTTCTGGGTTGTAATCATAAGCAACTGGGACTGTTCTTCCAAGTATTGATTTTATACCTGCATCCCTGCATTCCATTTGAATGGCCATGGTTGCTGCTAATGTATTTTTATCACATATGCCTAATGCATTCATACCTAAAAACTTAGCTTTCTTGACCCAATTCTTTGGCTTACCACTTCCATTCAATAATTCGTATTCTGAATGTACTCCCAAGTGTATATACCTATCATTGTTCTTAATCGCACAGTTGCCGACATACTTAAAATCATTGAATTCTGCTGAATATCTAAGGTATTCTGAATCTCCTGTATACTCCTTTAGTTTGGAATAATACCACCTTTTGCCAAATTCAAACAGGAAATAGTCTATCTCATATTCTTCCAGATGCTTTTGTTCGACTGAATTGAGAGTGAAACAGCAATCCTCATCAATTATCTTGTGTTTCTTTGGGTTCAAAAGCAACAACGTGCCTAAACCTTCAACAGTGTATAATGATTCACTTGCTTCCTCAACTATCAATAAGTTTTCTGCTATCCATGATTTTAAACTATCAGACATATTGATATGTGTTAGTTGCTCCTGTTCTCTTTCCGAAGAATGCTTCTGCTAACATTAGATAGTCCCATACTACATAATCAGCTGGGTTCTCCTCATGTTCATGTTCATGAGCATGCTCAAAGAATGATTCAGCCTGAATTTCTTGTATCTCATCAAGTGCTTTTCGTTTGTTTTTGTTGAGTTTATATCGAACATATACTTCAAGTATTCTATAAACATCTGATAAATACTCACTTGATGACCAAATCATTGTTAATATTTCATCTCTTTCACTTTCATACTTCTCAGAATCTGTAAACAGCGCAGTCAAACCATTTATCATAGCATTAATCACTAAATCAATTTGCTTCAATCTTTCTGTTGCATCTGTGCTGCTATAATTGAAATCGAACTCTCTACTCTGCATATTGGTTCCATATTCGATAGTTTTATGCTTATCTTCAGTTGTTAGTATCTTGTTGGTCAGTTCACCCATCTTGCCTTCTGTATACATATGGAGTGACTGCGAATTATGTACCTGACTTCCTAATTGCAATCCCAATATATTCGCACACAACTCTCCCATAAATGAGAATTGGAATATATTTGTAGGCAATCCCCAATTTATATCATTGCTTCTGTTGGCAATTGTAGTGTGTAGTTTTCCGTCTCTAACTTTCCACATCCACAAATCATTGCATGGAATATCTTTGCTTGTAGTACCTAAATCTAACTCATAATTCCATATTTGTAGAACAATCCTTCTATCATTAGGATTGTTTTCTGCCATTTGCAACGCTCTTTGCATCTGGTCGAATCCCATCTTAGCTTCATTCTGAACAAAAGAACTAATACCTGCATTTCTGATTCTGTATCCATATGGAGCATGAAAGTTCACGCCATCATCTGAATACTCCTTCATCTGAGAATTGAATATCTGCAAGAACGCCACATCTTTTCTACCAGCGAATATCCATAGTGCTTCAGCAAGCAAAAAGAATATGTTGATATCTCTGCTTCTTCCAGCCACACATCTTTCGTATGGATTGGATACCTCTGTTTTGAAGTTTAGAACTTCACAAGCATCACCATTCCTTGAATTATCGTTTTTACCAAACTTATACAGTAAGTCAACCATATCAAAGTAAATTCTATTGAAGTTATCTGATTTTGCCACACCTAAATCAAAATGTATTTCTGAAACCATGTCTTTATATTGTTTTTTTATATAACTTTGAAAGAAATTCCCCCAACGTATGTTGAGGGAATCCACTTAAATTTATGGGTTTATTGATTATTTCTTCTTAATCGTTGTTACGATAGCTGTTTTCTTTGGTGCAGTTGTCTTATTTTCAAGACTCTCTTCCAATGCTTGCCTGTTTGCTCCCATTTTGGTATCTGTAGAAGATGAACGCTTTATGGTTTCTTCGTACACATCGCTCTCCATAATGGTCAACACATCTGTACTTGTAACCTTCTTAATACATGGATGAGATTCACCTCTGAACATACCAATCTCATGCTCCTGATATTCGTCAGGTAATAATTCTGTTAATTCCTCAACTGATTTGAATCTGTTCAGATAAAGATTGCCCAACAATTCACCATCAACTAATTTCAACTCATCAAAATTCATGACAGTAACCTTTGAATTCTTACCTAATGCACGTATTGTGAAGCCTTGTTTCAATATATCATATTGGAACTTCTTCAAAGGAAAATGGTCATGCAAGAACTCCAAGTATTCCATGTGGTCTTTTTTGTTTCTTGCATCGAATATGTTTTCTGCCAATTTCTTTTGAACTGTGTTAGTTGCCTTACCACCAACAGGTTTTGCCTTCTTCACCTCTTGAGCCAATTCATCAAGTTCATCTTCTGTTTCTCTTGCAGGTGCTGATTTCTTCTTTATAGCAACAGTTGCTTTCTTTGGTGGTGCTTCAACTTCTTCCTCTTCTTCCTCAAATTCTTCATCATCTTCAAGTTCATCATCCTCTTCCTCTTCCTCTTCAACAACAGCTACTTTTGGTGCAGTTTTCTTCACTGGTTTCTTGGGTGCTTCTTCCTCTTCTTCCTCTTCTTCCTCAACTTCTTCAGACTCATCATCAATAACCTCATCATCATCATTGAATAATTCTGCCATGTCGATTAGGTCATCTACACCTAAATCATCATCTAAGTCAGTGACTTCCTTGGATTCAAGAAATTCTACAAGTTTTACTGTTGCTTTTTCAGCTGTAACAGCTGTAATACCAAATTGTTTCAGCCTTTGGATTTGTTTTGGCTTTAATTGTGTTGTCGTTGCCATTGTTATTGTTTTTATTTTTGAAATTAACTTTGTTGTTTATTTATTCTTCCTCAGACCTCTTAAAAGTCTCAAAATGATTATTTGTGAAATCATACAATTCATTTCTTTTGCCTCTGAGAAGTTTACTGTGCTGCGATATCAAATTCTCTGCATTGATTTTTGGGAATTTGGTTGACAATTCCCTTATAGTATGCCCTTTCAGAAATAATGAAAAACATGTCTTTCTGTCATTCTTCAAGCCCGCAAGTATATCAACATCATTAACTACACAAACCTCATTGTCTAAATCAATTTCTGATGCTACTGTACTGAAGAACCCTACATCTACTGTTTCCTCACCATTGCCTATTGAAATCTTGTCTTTGTTGTTGACATTGTCAATATTGAATATTCGTATGTAATCTTTCACTTTATTAGCCAGTGTAAGACGTATCCATGACTCCATTGGTGCTGGTTTCCTCATCCCTGTTTCTCTGTAGTCTGCCCACGCTCTACCATACCCCATGATTGACATATAAATCTTTATACGCATCTCCTGTTGTATGTCTTCAAGTAGAAGACCTTGTCTTTCATAATTGAACACCTTCTTAGCATATTCTCTTGATAGATACTCATACTTGTTGTACAGGCTGTTGATAACTTTGTTGTTTTGCATTTTGTATATTGGGTTTTAATTATTGTACTATTTTGATTGAATTTTACTCACTTTAGATGCTACACGTTCATATATCTTGTTATTGTATTTGATTACAATGTAACCATTGGGAGAATGGTTGTTCTTATGAAAATGAATGTATATACCCTTGTGTTTCTTGCCTTTAATGATGAAACTTACCAAATCACCCTTCTCATATCCTTCCAATTCTCCATTAACACCATGATTGCCAAATTGTTGGTAAGGTTTGAATTTGCCCGCATTGCTTGATGGTGCTTGTGTTAGTTTTGAATCAACTTTTGACACCCTTTTAGGTAATTTGTCTGTATTGTCCCATATTACATATATTATGTCGACTTCAGTATCCTTCTCAACCAACCCTTTAGTTTGTAATGACTCTACTATCTCTCTGGCTGCTTTCTTACTTATATTGAACTCCTTAGTAATATCTGATAAACCCACATTTGAATACGTTGGTTCCTCAATCTTCCAGTAGCTAATTGTATCCATCAGAAAATCCAATACTTTTACTTCATCCTTTGAAAGTTCGATTGGCTTAGGTTGATTCTCAACGTCTACAAGCCATTCATCAACATTATCTGGTGCTATATTACGTTCTGCGAGTAATTGCTTACCAAATTCTGAAAAACTGTATGTGCCTGCAATGTCTCCTTTGTCCTTCTTTGTTACTATGATTACATTCTTCTGTTCAAGTGATGAAATCACTCCAGAACGTATTCTGCCTTCATATGGAAGAAAATCATTCGCTGAATAATCCCATATGATGCTATCAACTCCATCATCACAGAAATCAGATGCAAAGAACATCTGTATGAACTGTAGTTCCTTAAATGTTAGGTTTGTTTGTTGTGCTCCTGCTGTATTATCTGCAGTCTTTTTAGCTTTATTCATTTTTTTGAGGTTTTAATTACGATACGAAGGTCTAAATTTTTTTTGAGATAACAAAATTTTTTTTGAAATATTTTACTTTGAGATGCTATATCATTGTCCTCCACCAAATCTTAAATTTGACTCACTTTAGCTTCTGAACTTTGGAATAAAAGAATTCAAGATAATCTGTAGAGTCTGTTAACGCTTTTGCTATAACATGAAAATCTGAACTTCCTGGGTCACCAGCATCAAGATAACACACATTAACATTACACCCCTTAAATTCATGTTTAAGTAATAGTGAATACTTCTTCATGATTTCTACACTATCTCTTGCATCATAAAACAAGAAGAAATTCTTTATATTCCTGTATTTCTTTATGATACGTATTTGATTCTTTGTCAACTTGTTGCCGAATGAACCTACACATTTCATTGTTGCATCATTGTACAACTCCATTTCATTTGTTATAGATATCTTATCGAATATGCCCTCACATATTATCAATGTGTCTGTTCTATTGCTTAATTCATCTAAGCCAAATATCAAGTTAGCAAATTTTGTGCCTAAACTATTAGAATACCTATTCTCCATCTCATCATATATTGCCCTTCCTACAAATCCCTTCAATTTATAATTGTTTATAATCTGTATAAGCGCATAATCTTTGTACTTAGACTTGAGTTCTGTATATCCAGGAATGTATAAATCAAAATCATTTTTTGTGAATTTCCTGCTTTTGAGATAATTTGTGAAATCATCATCAGTATCATAATTGCATTTCTTGAATCCAATAGGCAATCTGGTGACTTCATCTTTCTCAATATCTTCTATTGATATTTCCTCAAAATTGATATCAAGTACTGGATTGTTCAGTCTTATCACCTTCTCACCCTCAATCAAATAAAGTTTGCCAAGCTTACCAAGCAACTTCTTCACTGTTCCGTCTTCCTTACACTTTTTGCAATCCCAAGCCAATGTCTTCTTATTCAAGAAAAAGTGCTTAGTCTTGCCGCAAAATGGGCAATCTGATATAATCTGTGAACTGTGACTTTTATTCACATTGGTTAGGAATGGTATGATAGACTCAACTTTTATCATGATAACATGTCTTGTTCAAAGAATTTTGTTAATGTGCCCTTCCTATCATAGAATCTACTTCTTTTCAAATTTGTCTTTATGTATATTGGCTCGTTGCCACCCCAAACCTCTCTTGCTGCTACTATGTGTAGTCTTGCTATGCTTTCATGCTCCTCATCCTTTGTTCTATTGATTGAAATCATCATATCGACCACACGTATCTTACCTTTTTCTTCTCCCAGATGTTCTCTATCTAATACAAATTCAGGGTCATTTATCAATTCTCTACTTAACACTCCAGTTTGAGTTGCTGTAACTATCAACACATCCTGTTCCATAGCTATCTCCTTCATTCTTCTTGCTGTCTTCTGTTGTTTAAACCTCTCATCGCTTGGTTTGTATGTTTGATTATCTGGAGCCATTAACTCCAAGTAATCCACAACTACAAGTTTCAGATTAGGTCTCTTCTTCTTCATGTTTATTATACGTCTTTCAAGATTGTCTGCATTGAATGAATTGAACTTTTCAGGAGCATATACGAAAATCTCTGAATTCATTGTCTCACGTATCTTCTTATATGCTTTCAATGATTTGTCACTAAACTCACCAACCTTAACATCTTGATACAAATTACCAGACCAATTAGCATCGTATCTATCCAAACATTCCTTCTTAGTTCCCTCAAGTTGTATATGTAAAACATCATACCCACTTCTTAATGTTGATATACCATAATGTGATAATGCAAATGACTTTCCACCCTTTGATTCTGCGACGAATATTACTAATTGACCTGTTTCATGTCCACCATTGGTTCTTCTGTCAAGTTCATCAATGTATGACGGCATCTTAGTGACATTCCCACCATTCAGACGTTCAACTTGTCTTTTTGCAAAATCACCAAATACTGCCGCATACTGCTCTGTATCGAGTGTGAAATTAGATATATCTTCAGCACCTGTTGAGTATATTGTATATGCTTCCTTTGTTTTGTCTTTATTGAACAACTCAGATGCCTTATTGTAATTCTCAATAAACATACAGTTCTTGATGAAATCTTCCAAGCCATTGAGTATTGAATCAATATCGACTGGTTCCATCTCCTTTATCTCTTCCAACATTTCAAGTGCGTCTTTGTTCTTCCTCATGGCTAACTTCATGGTGCCAATTGATGGTCGTATTTCACGTGTTTTATGCTGAAATACCAACTCATTAAATATAGCTTCTAAAGTCCCCTCTGGGATGTATGTCACTTTTATATTATCAATGACAATACCCAAGAAATCCTTACTTTGGAAACATCCCTTGAATATGTCGAATATGAAATCACTATTTATTGTTTGCATCTTGTATCTCTAATCTTCTTTTATATAATAATGGGAAATCAAATTCCAATCTCTTGTTACATTCTTCTTTGAATATACACCCTCTACACCATTTAGACCTTGAATCATATAATGTTGTTGTTGTGTAACACCAAAGCAACCCCTCTTGTTTATTGTATCTAACCTGCTTCTGATTCTCTTCAACGACACTTAATCTGTCAAACAGAATCATTGTTTTGTTCTTTCTTGCAACACTATACTTATCTTTGAATGTTTTTGTAAGCCTTAAACAAACTTCATTGTCTAATTTCAACTTCACTAACCACTTCTTTGATATATTTCTATCATTCCATGCTGTAATAGCTTTTATACCAACAACCCAACTGAACATGATTTTATTCTTGCCATAGCCAGTAGAGTATGTTCCTGAATACCTTGAGAATTGAAATTCAAAGTATTGTATGAACAATGTAACGCTTAATTCATGTTTCTTGTACTTGCCCTTCATGAATCTAACAAACTTCACCAACATCTTTGTTTCTGATAAATTTGGCTTAAATGTAAAAGAACTGTTAAGAGAGCATTGCCTGAACAACTCTTGATATAATTCAATTGATAGATTCCATATATTCAGCATAACTATAAATCAAACCAGTTTTCGATTATATCTCTGAACATAGGATAGAACTCCTTATCAGATGAATTCAATACGTGTATCTTATCCATACCCACAGATTCTATATAAACTTCTGCTCTATTAAGAGAATGTTCAGAGAAATACTTATAATTGTCTATGAAATCTATCATCAAAGCCTTTGTTTTTGTTTCCGTTACACCTAATACTCTACCTTTCTTCTGTATCACAGCAGTTTGTTCAAGACCACCACCTGCGTTCACCATTATCTGAACCTCTGGCAATGTTATACCCTTCTTGAATACATCTGAAGCCAACAAGACACCACCTTTCTTCTTCAAGAAATTTGTACGAATGAATGTCCTGTCTTCTAATGCAGTGTCTCCTGATACGAAAGCATCACCTGTTATTGACTTAATGTAATAACCATGCTCTTTCCTTGAAAACAATATGAGAGTTTTCAACGAATATTTTCTTAGTATCTCAGCGAAATTTATTATTATTGTGTTCCTATAGAAATTATGTGTTATAATTTGCTTCAAATACTCATTGTAGTCGTCTAAACCTTCTTCCAAATTTATGTTCTTGTTATCTTCGTGGTCAATGTTTATCAAAAGAACAATATCCTCTGACAAATACCCTTGCTTCTTAAGGTCTGATTCTTTAATTTCATACACAATATCACCACAAACTGTACGGAGATTCAAATTATCCAACTCATTCTCTGATTTGAATGGTGTTGCTGATATGAACAATTTGAATTCAGCAATTTTCAGAAACCTACCTATGAAGGATAATCTTGATTTTGATGAGTATTCATGACACTCATCCACTATCAACAGATGGATTGTTTTAACATAATCTAACAACGTCTTCTTGCGCAAATTCTTGGCTTTAATAGTTTCCTTGGTCATTACCTTGTTTCCACGCTTTGCCCCAGAGGTTATTGACTGTAATGTCTGAATTGTTGATACTGTTATTTGTTGTATATTAAATACATCACCTCTTATCTCTCCTATGTTTGCTTCTGTAATGCCATTGATATGTGATGCGATATCCTTCTTAGCTTGTAACAACAAATCCAATGTATCAACAATGAACAACATGTTTCTACTGTTATCATGTTTTATGTGTCTGATTACTTCAGCAGCAATAAAGGTCTTCCCACCTCTGGTTGGTACTTTAATGATACCATGCTTTTCTTTGAAGAACTTCTGTATAGCTCTGTGTTGGTATTTCCTGCTTGAAATTTCTTTCGAAAACTCCAATTTTGTTACAAACTCATCTTCTCTGTATAACTCCCACTGCATGTTGTTGCTTGATAATGCTTCTATGACAATACTTTTGAATCCTGAAGGAAAGTTTTGTTTTGTTTTATCATAGAATCTTACAATTCCATCCCATTTTTCTGCTTTGTAGGCTGGACTATATTCTTTGTCTGGATGCTCATATCTTAATGCCGCAAATATCACTTTCTTCTCTGAATATGATGCTTCAAAGTGTATGTATCCTTCATTATGTTGATATAATTCTACCATTTTTTCAATTTTACTATTAACTCTGCGATGGGGATGATAGAAATTTCATTCTTTATGTATCCCTGTATACACCCTGTTATTATTGTCTTCGATAGATTTATCTATCGAAGACCAGTTGCAGGGATGGATAAGAGAGAAGAAGGAAGAAGAGTTCAGAGAAGAAGGAAGGAGAGAGAACAGGAAGGGACATTTATGCGACGCCACGTGTGCGCAAAATGCCTTTATTGTGAATAGAACCAGAATCATATTCATTAACCACGTTGTCAACCAATATCTCATATTGTGCAGCAGAGAAATCAGTTGTTGTGCTTGCTGAATTGTTGTACGATGTCTGATTTGTGTAAACTGAATTCTGTATTGTATTGTTAAACAATTTCATGAAACTTTCTTCAAACAAAGCACCATTTACACTGCATTCATCGGTCAGCAATATCGGATAATCAGGGTACAAACCGCATGTCAAAGTAACAGTTATGTTTGTTTTTCGCATCAACATCATCTTAGTTATCACACCTCCGTTAACTATATACCAGAATTCACATTCAGAATTGCTATTCAATTCAATCACCTTGCCAATATAAGTGTTGTTTGCTAATAAGCTTACATCATGCAATACAAGTCCAGCCACTGTTATAAAGTCTGTTGTTGCGTCTCCCCAATTAATTGAGTATATTGGAGTTTGTGGTACAACATTTTCTAAATCAATAAATTGAGCAGCAACTAATGTTAATGATAGAATTGGTGTCGTCACCCCTGTTAAGGTTATCTCATTTATCAGAGACATATATGACACTTCTCTACCATTTTGAAATCCTGGTTCACAGAAAACACCACTATCATATCTCATGATTAATTTGAATCCATCTTTTGTTTGTTCTGGTGCAACTGCTGGGTCTAATTCACACAAATCTTCTGGAGAGCCTATTTCTTTGTTCAAATCTCTCTTCAGCCAAACTGCTATCAATTTATCTGAAGTCCTTGAACCGATATCAAACATATTAGCAGTATCATCATCATCAGCAGCATATGTTTCAGCTTGAAATGTCACTTGATATGGCTCTGTGTACATATCAGGTATTTTTTCAACATAAAATGCTTCAGATACTTCTGAAAATCCTAAGAATATGCTGTAATTCGTATTCGCATTTAATTTCTCAACACCTATAAGAACATCTTCGATACTACCTGCAGGATATTTCAATATCAAACAAATATACTCACTTTTCTTTTCACTCAATGCTCTATATGTCTCTTGTTGAAATAATGTATGTAATTTGTTGTTCAAGACTTTACTGTTGCTCATAAACCCACCTAAACTCTTGTTTGCTTGAGTTTGTGGAGTATTGTAACTATCAGCACCTGTATAAAATATTTCTATCATTTGTTTTGTTTTACTATGCTATTCTCATAACATATAGAAGTGAATAATATGGTATAAGATTGTTATGTTGAAGACCACCACCCTCAGAAGAAATAACATGAGTATGGTCTGGTTCTGCTGCTATTGATATTCCTGTAACGCTTGATTCAGTGCCAACGCTTGGTTCAGTGTTACCCTGTCCTGTCCTTGCTCGTTGTAGTCCACCGAAACCATTTTGTCCTAATATCTCATGTGTATGTCCTGGGTCTGTTATGCTATGAGTGTGACCACCACCTGCGCTTGTTGTTCCACCATGACTGTGGGCAGGGATTTGTGATGTTGTTAGAACTTCAGAAGATGACCCTCCAACGTCAGAAACAGAATAGTTTGGATTAGTACCACCAGGAAGTACATTAGACGCAAGTGCAGGTGCGCCAGTATTCGGCACATTATTAATAGCACCTACAATGAATTGACCCCTTAAATCTGGTGTGCCGTTCAAACCATTGCAAACTGCCCATCCTAAGAATTCAGAAGATGTTCCTAATCCTGTCAAATCAAAATTAGCATTAATTTCTGGTGTGTTAGCTGGATACCACGGAAGTGGGATTTTCTTTGGGACATTTACATTCACAGTACTATAAGCATTTTGTAAAATTGCATTAGCATCTGTTGTGACCTCCAATGGGTCAGTCAATGTGCCTAAGCTATCAAACGCAAGTTCATTATAATATGTGCTCGCATTGAAATTTAACACCTCTGTTCTCATGAAGTGATTCTTGTAACAAAATTTCAATTTAATTTCCTGATTAGCCACAAGCAAGTCTGTAACTCCAATTTGAATGCTTGGATTCTCCATAGCTATACCAAACATATCCATTTTCTTATATATCTCTGCACCTACTGTATTCAAGAACACATGATATACTTCAATGTCTTCAGCATTCGGTGTAACACAAACTCCTGCCCCACTCCCAATTCTTACAGAATCAAGAGTCACTTTGATTGTTGTACCTATAATCACTGAAGTTAATATTGTACTGTAATTGCCATCAGCATAATAGTATCTCCATCCATCAAAATCACCATTCTGAAACGATGTTGTATTCAACCAAACACCACCGAGACCACCAGTTATGTCAACTTGACTTATACTATTGTTTTGAGATTCTGATGTGATACGAAATTTCCAGTCAAGTCCGAGAAGATAGAATCCCGCAGAATTCGCATTTGGAAGGATTTTCTTGATATATTCTAAGCCAACAATTGGATTCGAAGGTTGAACTCGTGAGATGGAATCCACGTGTTCCCTGTCAGATGTATTGAAAATATAATCCCATCTGTAATCTTCTATCACTGTTCCTGCACCTGTATAGCTTACTTTTCCTATGATGAATTCCTTACCATCAATTAATGTAGGCACTGGTCCGACGTTGAGTACTAAGTCAACTTGGCATGAATCATATTGAAATATCTCTTTGTGCAATGTTGGTGGTTGATATCCATATGTGAATGTACCGACAACTGCATATTGTAAATCTGATTCTGATAAGTCAAATACACCTTGAAGTATCACAGTTGTATCACTAACTACCTCTAACACTTCATATTCAAGTGTATAATTGACACTATTCAGGAATTTTATCTTGGCTGGAAAGTTTGGTTGTCCTCTCAGAACTTCTGTAAATTTGGTTCCAACTCCTGTAAAAGTTCCCATGTTCACACCACCAATAGAGCCTGTCCCAACTTCTCTGGATTCATATATGTGTGATATCTTCACCCAATATTCTGTGGCTATCAGTGGGATTGTTATGTCTTCGTCTTGATATTTATAATCAATGACAAGCCTGTCCTTATCATAAGCAAAGCCATTCTTGATTTTAAATTTATCAAAGGAGCCAGTACTTACTATCTTGAAATAGTCAAACAAAGAATCTAATTTCTTGTTTCTTATGATACCCCATGTATTTGCATCTGTTTGCTTGTCGAACAAAAATCCTTTTTCTTCTATGCCTTTGATGACTCTTAACAATTCTGCTTTCTCAAGAAACAGTTCTTCATTTATCTTTGTATACATATTATAATTTTATTGTTATGTTTGACGTGTTGTATGGTAATAATAGCTGATTTGCAATCTTATCAGCAGAATCATCTGTTAATTTTGTGTTGTTATTCTTTCTCCAAATTTCAAGCATGTTAGTTCCTTGTACAAATCCAGTGCTAAACTGTGTTCTGAGTGGTTTCACTTTGAAATTCCAAACCCTTAGTTCATCATTAGTGCACAATAAATTCACAATTATCTTCGATGTTAGTTCTTCCATTATTAAATTTGTCCCCACTGCTAAACTTGTTATTGGTTGAACAGCTGGTTCCAATGGTTGTTGATAACCAAAGATTATATACCTTGCAAAGTGCCATACATCTGGAGTTGATGAAACTTTTTGTGAATCTGGTATGAATATTTTTTCAGGAGCACCTGCAGTTATGTCAACTGTTTGTAATTCTGTGTTGTCACACTTGAATGAATTCATACTTAATTCAAAGGATGGGTCAACTGTTGGTTGTTTAAACCAAAAACTAACTTCATAATCTAAATTGTGGTCTACCTTCATAAACCATTTACTTGAAACTTCCACGCTTGTGTATCCAAATCCAGAACCAGCATCAATTAGCATAATTCTGCCGTTTGTTCCGTCTGGTCTTGTATCTGTTATTATACTGACGCCACCTATATGAAAGTGTGGTGACGGATTCACATATTTCTCTAATAAGTATGGTAGTGTTGTGTTATTATTGTTCATCTTTCATTATTAAATTATTGGGTAATATCTCAAATCCCAGACATCCTCAGAAAATGTTTCATACCCTTTTATTATAGTGTTGTTATTGTGATTTCTCAAAGACTTACATAATGGAGAAGCATTCCCTATATTCCAACCAGCATTTTCTTTGTTCACTATATTGAACATAAATTCATCACAATCGGAATCATAGCAGATAAGCCTTAAATACTCACCATCTTGTTGCTTTTTCACTGAGGTGTGATGAGTAGGTTCACAGACTACTGTCAACCCCAAATCCACTCTCTCTAAATCATCAATACCGTCTTCAACAATAACTGGAACCAACAAAATTTCTACTTTGTAATAATTCTCATCTGGAGCAAAGAGGTGTATCCCATTATTGGTTGTACATGAAAGTGCCATCGCTGTTGGAACATATTCTGCTGCTGTAGCCTCATATCCATCATTACATGGTTTTATTAATCTTGCTAATAAGGATGAATATGACCAATCGAATGGTATTTCATCCATTAAGAAATTCACTGAACCGCCCATATAGTCGAAAGTGATTTGTATATCGGCTTGTATTCCTGGTGCTGAACCTACCTGAACCTCTTCAAAGCATAGCATGCTCCAACCATAAGGTAAATCAGAAGCACTTGTATATTTAACATCATTTATCCAAATTGGGTTTATTGATGATATTGTGAATGGGTCTGGAAGTATGTATCTGTTTCTGTATCCAAACGGATACTCAAAATCCTTTGGTCTGAATATCTCTATTGTTCCTCTTTGTCTGATTTCGTCATAATAATGACTGGCAATTCGTTGAAGCAATTCAAGGTCTGAACAATCACAAAATTGTATGGTTTTCTGCCTTAGATATTCACAAAGCAATTCCTTGTTCCAGTATATCATTGTGAACTTCAATGAGAATTTATACAGTATTGCAAACATCTTAGCCACTGAAGACCAAAAATCTATGTAATCTTTATCTTCAAATAAATCAAATTCTTTTTCATTTCTTACAAGATATGTAGGTATTATACCAACCTCATAAACTTTCTGCACTAAGTTAACCATCAAATTAAACACATCATCATCATTCTCTATGTATTCTCTATATGTGTAATTAGTGATTCCTGTTGGGTACACTGGAGCTGCAGAATATGTTCCAGTAACATCTGTTGAGACTATCTCAATCTGACCTGTTGGGTCTGTTCCTGTTCTTTTGTATGCTAATTCAATCAAACATATTGTCTTGTCAGTAAGATTAGGATTGATTTCAGCTATCAAATTTACTTGAGTTAGTGTATACCAATCTGTATAAACGACACCATCTAATGTATATCTAAATTTCTTTTCTACAGTCCTTGTACCAGTTATGCCTGTTATATTCTCTGTCAGAGTTGTCACTGCTGATAGAAACCATAGTGGTGTCGTTCTGAATACAACCTCTTCTCCTATACTTTCTAATATGTTATCATCGCTTGTGAATGCCATTTCTTATATGTTTTGTAGTACAGTTGCTTGAAATCCAAAGTCTTTTTCCTGTGGATAATATATTGGGTTCAAGTTTCCTTGTAAATCTTCCAATATATTGCCATCTAAATCAAGCATTTGAAATCCTCTAACTCTTGGTAATTTTAATACTTCTGTTTGTAAATCTACTGATGGAAAGAAATATGAATCACTTACATACCTAACACCATCTGTGTGTTTGACTATATCCAATAGATTATCCCACTCAACCTTGTTTCCTGCTCTCCAATATCTATAGTCAAGATACTTGTTTATCCTTATCTGTATCTCTTTCCTAACATCATCGGTTACAAATGCAGGGTCAATATCAACCCTCATGGAAATATCGATAGGCTGCCATTGTACATTCTGTAGCACAACCCCATATCCATTGAAATTAGAAGGTCTGAATTCTGTCAACGAGAAGAATTTCTCTGCTCTCAACACAATATCATTTAATTCTGATGTGTTTAAGTCTATGCCATTTTCAGTAAGTATGCTTAGAACAACTCTGCCCTGAGCATCTATGCCACCATAATACACTTTCAGAACATTTTCATTAATCTTCATGAAAACTTGTTCTACCTGTGATATGGTTGAACGACTCAACAAATCTACACCTTCTTTTACACGTTTTCTGAATACATCATCGCTCTCTCTATCATTGCCAAATTGAGCAGCATATTCATTTATAACATATTTGTGCCCTGATGGTGGAGTTGACATCTTATTGATTGACAAAGCATCTACATTCGTATTAGAACCAGTTGTTCTGCTTCTAATCTTTATGTATCCATATCCAAATGCTGAAATAGTGTAATTAGCATCAATATCGAACTCAACTCCAGAATTACTTTTCAATACATGTGTTCCCACAATATATGTTGTTCCTGGGTCACCAACAACTCTGATGTACGTTGATGATTGTCTTGCACCAAATCTTTGATACACACCATATAGCATAGCAATGTTGTCAAGAGCCTTCCCAACAGCAGTATCTGGAAATATATTGCCTTCTAAGATAGCTATATCCTTGTTGATTTTCTGCGCTATTTTCGCAATGCCATAGGCTATTGCATTAAGAACCCCTCCATCTGTAATTTTAGTTACATTGTTGGTCTTGTTGATGAGTATTTCTTGGAATATCTCTTTGTACTCTTCTGTTGTCGTTAATTTCGTGAACATCTTTCTTTATACATTAAAATTGTTAAAAACCAAATTGTAGAAACTATTAGCTGAGTATTTGACGAAAACTGAACCATTGTTATCATATAATAAGCTAACCACATTAAATTCTCTTATCGTGTCATCAGATGATATTGTATCTTGTAACTGAGACATTATTTTTCCGTATTCAAATACATTTATATTAGAACCAACGCCCAATCTTGGGTCAACACCCATTTCCTTGAATTCTGGTATATCCCCTTTCTTCAATAATACAAGTATTCCAACCGATTGCACAAACGTGTCTTTCGGTGACAGAACTTTAATCTCATCATCTTCAAATGTGAGTTTAGCATATATATCCTTCCCATAAACATTCTCACCAACTAATGTATCTATAACACTATCAAGGAAATACTTCTTTCCATATTTAGTGTTCTTTGTAAGTTGAAGTTTAACCCCACCTTCTGGAGTGTAGTCTTCCTCAGTCAATGAATTCTGTATGGCCAAGTCGACCCAATCCGCATCCTCATTTTGAGAATAAAGTTGTTTCCCTACAATGTCCTCTACAGTTTCGTTCTGAGCCATGACATAATCATATGTTGGGTTTGTTGTTCTCCAACTATTTGATGTCTTTGAACTCCTTAGATACCTGCTTGAATTGTTGATTGATTCCAGTGATGTTCTTATGTTTTCAATGTAATCTAACAAATCCCAATCATCAATAGAATTCATATTCTCCTTATGTAATTTTATGAGATTGTCTATTCGAATAGCTTCCTTCAACATCTTCTCAAGATAATCAAAACTATCAGCATCTGGCTTCACATCTTGGTTCTGAAAATAGTCTGTTATCTTGTGTTTGTTGTTCTGTATGAAGAAACTATACAAGTCCATATATGTTGATACGTTGTATCCAATCTTCACAGAAAATCTTTCTATAGTTTGTTTTGTTATGTATGTATTAATTGAAATCATCGACTATATAAAATTTAAAAGATTTTCACCTACATTAACAATAAAATCATCTGCGTTGTTTGGATTGCTTGCCAATTGTTGTATTACTGTTATAGCACTTTTCCCTGTATCGTTTGTAAGTCCTAATGCTCTTGACTTCAATTGTTTCTCCATTATTCTTCTCATCTTCGTTGAATTCCTTCCGTTGATATCCAATAAAGACATTATACCCTCAGACTGATTATTGAAGTCATTGTTCATTTTGTTGAAATTCAGTATATTCTTGATACTTGATTTCTTTCTGCTCTGTTTGAATATCGCATAATATGGAGCAACTGCATTCAGTGATAATGAATAAGTCCATATAGCATTAGTCTCTCTTGATTGTGAAAACATTATATTCTCCATCTCAACCATATAGATGTGATTGAATGATAGATTGTAGAACAAAAGTCTGTAAGGTCTTGAGTTGCTATCTAATTCCTTTGACTTTAATAGCAATTTCTCCATCAATTTCATATTGCCGTACCCAGTCTTATAGTCTGTTGAAAATGATGCATTCGCTGATATCTTAGCTTCGCTTAGTTGATTAGTGCCTGTCAGAGTGTTGCCTATGGGTTCAAAAGCATCCGATTTGCTCTCATTGACGACTTTCTTATCAAAAGCCATAATCTTTCTGAACCTTCTACCAAAATTTCCAGATAATTGTATTGGGAATGGATTAAATGTTGGATTGCTATGCACGACCACACCAGCCATTGTTTTCTGTATTGAGATATGACCTTCTTTATGTATGTTGATATTGCTTGGCATAACAGGGAAACTGAAGAAACTCTTTGTATCACCATTGCTATCAACAAGCTCAAGAGCACAAGCATAATATTCAATTTCATTAGGGTATTTATTGTGCACCTCTTCCTTACCAACACCCTTAACCAATCCAGCTGTTATCCCAGCACCTGTCCCAAAGGTATTATTGAATGTAGTTCCGTTATCGACAGAATCATTGGTGAATACACCAATTCTTCCATGGATTTCTCCAAGCAAACGCTTTTCAAGGTCGATTATATTTGGGTCAATATTGCTCATGTTAATTTCACTGTTTTAGATTTCATTTCTATCAAGTCAGCTTTTAATAACTCAATACTTCCTTGCAACTGAACAAACATGGCTATTGTATCTGGAAACATCGGCATTGGAGAACCACCTAATGGACTTACAACTTTAGCTGTTTGTATTTGTTGGCAGATATCTGACATCTTGTCTAATACGTTAGTAAGAGTGTCTTTTAGAGGAGTGTACAACACAGCGTCATCCTTATCATCTTTATATTGTTCATCGAACAATTCTATGTTGTCACCATCTTTTACAATCGCTCTTATTCCCTTGTCTTCTTTATCATCTTCATCATCTTTTATGCGTATTATTGAATTATTCCTTTCAATGTTTATACCTTCCTTGCTTGTTTGTACTTTATTTACAAATTTATCAAGAAAATCAAGTCCATCATCGTTTATATGCAAGGTATTATTGTATTCATCTTCAAACTTGAACCCATGTTCGCCATTCATCTCTATCAAATTACCTCTGTTGTCGATGCTTTGGTCTCCAACCCATAGTTTTATTGAACTCTTGGCTTTAATCTGAACAGCATTTTCAGCATCGATATCAACTGTTCCCTGTATATACACTTTCAACATGCCTAATACATCAGAATTGAGTGCATTTATGAATACACCACCTTCTTCTCCCAGAGAATCAGACATAATCTTAACAGAACCATTCTCTCCATCAATCAAGACTGATGCTGATGACTGGGCAGTGCGCTTTTCTGATAGGGACTGATTGTCTTTGAAGTTATTGTAATCATCTTTCTTGTTGAGAACACCAATTATGACACGTTTATTCAGTATAGGTATGTTTATCCACACTAAACAACTGCCTCTTTCCTTAAAAGATGAAGGAAATTGTATTTCCTGCCATGCTGATTTTGTTACTAAGCAATTTCTTATCAGCTCACTCTTGTCAGTAATAATTGTGATTGTGTTGTTTCTATAACAATTCTCTATGTATGTTTTTCTATCATATTCCCTTGACAGCACTACATACCCAACACCAGAGGAAAATGAGCCAGAATTGTAGGTCATTGGGTTGACTCCACTCGCACTTTGTTCTATGTTAGCTGTGTTACTCATTATTCTGGAACTGTTTTCTTTGTAATAAAAAATCGAAATTCATTCTGTTGACTGTCCACGTGTCAGAATCCCACTTAGTTGAATTCTTGCTCTTTCTCAATAAATTCACTACATTGAAATACTTGTCTATGTGTTTTTCAACCATGCCACGACTAACATGCAATGTTGTCACTTGGTCTGCTGAAGAGGTGAAGTTCTTTGAATTCGAAACACCATCTATGTGATAAATTTCACCTGTTGGCATATAGCGTATATTCATGCCTACCTTAATTCTCCTGTCAGGTTTTATGTTTATCGAACCCTGTCTAACGAATGGTAGGTATGCATTTGTTTCTATTAGCCAATCCAAATCTTGTCTTCCTTGTTCTTGTATGTTTTCTAAATTACTTTTTGATTGGTCTGATTCAACATGGTCAAAATCCAAGTACTGTGTTGTTACATCTAATATCTTACTTCCCCAAATTTCCATATATTCTGGCAGCATTACTGCTGGGAGAATTATCAACGAACCACCACCTGTTGCGTCTATTATTGAGCCTGCAGGATTCAGTTTATACCATGTATAGAATTCATTCGTAAATGATAGGTTATCAGAGATAACATCATGAGCAAATACATTTATGCAGTAGTTTGTTTTGAACGATTGTTCTGAATATGGTGGTTTTCTACATATAAAATAGAATTTATCACCATACGTATCCATGAAGAATTCAATGAAAGGTGGTTGACAAATCTTTCTTATCAGGTTTAACAAGCTTCCCATTGCTGTTGTGAAGCTACTGTCAGCTATCTTGCGTTCACTTATTTCTGGGTCAACTGCGAGCCTCATTATCTGCCATATTCCGTTCGCTTGAACACTCTTATAATCAAATCCATTCTCTGTTTGTTCCCTTGTTATTATGAACGCTTTTTCCTTGTAAGAATTGAATAGACTATCTGGGCAGATGTCAATATTGGAAAGTTGACTGAATATGAACGTCAACCACTCCATTATGGTTTGTGTCTTGTCAAAGTTGAATGTTATATCCCCTGCGAATCCCTGTATATTCTTCCTGATATTGCTCTCATACTCATTTTTATTAGTGTTTGAACTTGGTATTATCAAGCGATTGCCACACTTATTCTTTGTGCTGTTCTTGATTATTTGTTCTCTGTCATCCGTTGCATATTCTACATCGAAGAAATAGACACCATCGTCTAACAATGTCTTGCTCAAGTCCTTGCCAGATATGTTAACATTGTATTCGTTGTTGGCTGAATTGTATGTTGTTGAAACATCATCAACCAACCCTATTAAATCAAATACTCCACCACCGAGTACGTCACTTGTCATAGATAAATCTTGACTCATACGTTCATTGTCAATCTGTAGTTTCTCTAATTTGATGAATATCAGGTCATTGTTCTGTAAATACGTGTTAAAGAACGACTCATTCCTCTTATAGAATCTGTATTCTTCGTTTTGAAACTCATTGTTATCATCATTGAAATTAACAAAAGTTCTTGATAAGTCAAACAGTTCTTCTCTCAATATAGATTCCTTATGTACAAAGTTATCTATATTGTATTGACTCCTCGTGCTGTACTCCATAACTCTAAGGTCATCATGATTGAGTTTGGTTGTATCTATACCATCCTTATATACAATATGCGGCAAACCTATGTTGAAGTTCCCACCATTCTTATTGACATTTATGTTTATTGTACTTATATACTTGCTGATGTCAACCACATAAGCACCTGTTTTGTCGAGTGCTTTACACCATATGAATACCTGTACTTGTTCTTCTCTTTTGTACAAATTCCCTTCTCTGCTGAATCCAGCATCCTTGTGAGATATCTTTTTGTAGTTAGGATTATTGAGAAGTGCTCTTATGTTCTTTTCAATGAAAGTATTATAAGCAACATTCTCAGCAATAGTTTGGTTGATAGAATAGATTGACCTGTTTTTTATTGCTGAAAACGGCACTGCAATCTGCGCTCCGAACCCTATGAAGTTCTTTGTCGGTTTATTATTGTAAAGTTTCATTTTCTCATCATTGTATGATGAGAGTATTGAATTCTTGTTATCATACTTCTCATAATTGAACACTTGCTCGTCTGTGAGGTTGATGTGATAGAAGTCAATGAATTCTTGCAAACTTGTTATTTTGCTGCTTATGTTAGTTATTACAGTATATTCTGGTTGTGCCTGCTTGTTTGTTTCCTTTTCATCTTTTTGAGTAGTTCTGTTTTCAGAAACTAATGTATTTGAGTTGATTTGTTCTTGTAATAGATTCTGAACAATTATGAATCCATATATACTTGATATCCTTCTCCTTCTTCTGTACACCCCTTGGCCATCTCTGCCACCCTCTGAATCAGTGTTACCTTCTATTGTGTTGACATATCCATCTTCTACACTCTCCACTATACCTGTGTGTCCCTTACCCTTTGTGAACTTCATTATGAATATAGAACCCTTAACAATCAAGTGTGTTTCTTTGTTATCTGCCTTCACTGCGTTCTTTACAAGATTCCACTGCGACAGACACCCACCTGTAACTTGTAGTGGATTCTGTATCTTCATTCTCTTACATGTCTCATCATATACCCAAAATACAAACGCCATACACCAATAATTTCCTGGACGTAAACCAACACTTCTCAAATATGTATCAACCTCTTTACCAGAATTTGAGCCAAGTGGTTTCTCCTGCACTCCTATCTGACTTTTAGCTATCTCAACTATCGTATTACTGATGAGGTTGCTGTCAGTCTTTGGCAATGCAATGTTCGTACTTGGTGCATTGCTATTTATAGAGCCTGAAGTGTAGAATTGGTATTCACGCTTTCTCCTTTCGTTTAATACAGGGTCATATTGAGAAACACCATCCTTCTTGGATTTGTTGTGCTTCATGAAAGCAGCCTTAATCTTCGTGTTATCCTTTGCTTCAATCGCTATCCTCATGTCTTTTGTTATGCTTCCAACATTGTAAGCAAAACTACATAATGCATCGAATTGGTTCTGTGTTAGTGTTGTGTTTATCAACTTGAACCAATTATATACATTCTTTATGATATGAGAAGTAAGATATTTGCTTGCCTCTTGTGAATTTTCTTTGAAATCAACCTTATCACCGAACTGTACAGGTCTTCCATCTGTATGGTAGTGATTCCCATAACATATAGCATAGCCATTCTTATCCCAATAAGCCTTGTTTCGGAAACCTTCCTCACGCTTCAGAAATTTTATGCCGTTTGCACTAATGACCATTTAAATTCGCTGGTTTTGTTGTGTTATTGAATCTATTTCCCATATTCTTATTTAATTGCCAATCTGTAGAACGACCTGTTTGTTGACTTCCAGACACTCCCTTTAATGCACTGTCTAAGGCTGTCATTACATTACCCCAGAATGAACGCCATGCAGCCATAGCATTATCGACTATTTTATCCTGTTCTAATACAAAACTATCACTTCTGTCTCTTATTTTTTCATAAACATTATCATCCTTCGTCATCTTGCCTGTACCTTCAGTTGCTCCTAAAAATTTCTCAAGATTTCCATCAGAATCAAGCCTATTAGCATCCTGTTGTTTCATGCCTAATTGCTTTAACACCATTCTTCTCATTTCACCTTGTGGCATTCTCATGATGTCTGGCAATATAGCCTTCATATTTTCTGCTGAAGCACCATCTTCTTGTTTTGCAAGAATATCTGTATACGATGCATTTGGGTTTGCTCTCTTTAACATTTCGAATATGTAAGCCTTCATCCCACCATTTTGTGGACTTTGTATTCCTGCATTCATACCCTGCATAACACTGCCTAATCTATCATCTGCGAACCTTCCACCTATACCCTGACCACTCAATAATAGATTTGCAGCATACCCTTCATCAACTTTCTCTGATGAATTTTTCTGCATCCCCATGATACCACTTACTGTTTGTAGAGCCTGTGGTATCCTTGCAAAATCTCCTTTGTTTACACCTAACAACCCTTTAGATTCGCTCCTTTTCAATATTTCAGCTATAATCACTGTTGGGTCTGAGCCACCCTGAAAAGCGAATCTGTCAAACTGCTGTGTATCACCATCACTAACACCAAAAGCATTCTTTAAATATGCTCTTCGTATTGTTTCTTCACCTATGTTGTTTCCACTTCCACGACTTTGTGCTGTTTGTAGAGCAAATGCAGCATAATCATTAGAATCCATACCAGAAGAAGCATCATAACTTCCTCTATAAGCCTGTGAGAACACCGCATTATTCTTGTTATCTCTTCTTACTTGTTCCCAACCATCCACCATTCCTTTGCCGATGATTGCAGCAATGGCTAATGCTGTACTCGCTGCTGCTATAACACCACCTGCTACCCCACCTGCGCCTGTTGCAGAACCACCTACCAAACCACCTCTTGTCGCATTAATAACACTGCTTGCATTACCACCTCTCGCTAATGTTTGAAATCCTCTTTGTAAAGCAGTAGTTACGTTGTTGCCACCTGCATTCCCACCAACTCCTGGAACATTGTTAGAACGTGCATTCTGTACTTGTTTTCTTGCAATTTGAGAAGTCATGGTTTTAGAGAAATTCTCTAATGCTGTTGAAGCCTTATCGAATTTGTCTGTTGAAGCCTTGCGTAAACTTTCTATTTTGTTCTTGTAGGCATCATTACCTCTTTCAGCCATTGTGTCAAATGTAGAATTTGACTTGGCTCTTGCTGATTGAAGAGTGCTTTTTAATGTATTGATTTTATCGTTGACATTTGAAAACTGACTGTCTACACCTGATAGTGCGTCCCCTAAATTAATATTAGTGAAAGCATCCTTCAGGTTTTGTTTAGTTCTCTGTATCTCTTTATTCAAATCAGAGGCATCACCTGAGATGGATATCCTAATCAGTTTTTCATCTTCCATTTGTTAAAATTTTGTTATATCAATGCTATCAAATTCTTTGTCAACCTCTTTCTTGGACAATTTAATGACTTTATCTTTCTTGTTATCGCCAACAACAAAACTGTCTAATAACATATCATCCGTATCTTTTTTCTCTTCTATCTTGCTCTTTATATACTCCTCTTCAATTATATCAAAACACATATCAACATGAGAAGCATTCAAGTGTTCGGTCGAACCGAATGGTATCTTATACTTTTTTCTCCATAGATAATCATATGGATACTGGTTATTCCACTTTATTACTTTCTGCAGTATTGTCATCGGTCTTGTTTTCTTTGGTTCCCAATATTGCTTCAATTATGCTGTTGTCAATTTCTGTAAGCCAATTCACTATCTCATTTCTATATGCTATCACAAACGTCATCTCTAACACAGGTGTGAGATTAGCAAAATTTTCAATCTTCAAGCCTAAAGCAGGACATAGAACACTTAGATATGCATAAGCATCAATGATATCAAGCATTGCACTCGATTTTAGTGTTCCACTTTGTACAAGTTGCCCATATAAGTCCTTTGACAATATTATCTTTCTTGATTCGATTTCAAGTTTCTGTCCTACTGTTGGATATGATATCTGATGTTCTTCAGAACCAATTTTGATTATCTTTGTTGTATTCATTTTGTTTGTTTTTTATTTTTTAAAAGAAAAATGCACAATAAAGCATGGAAGCTCATATTGTGCACAATTCAAATAATTAAACCTTGATTATAATAACTGTGTTGGTTATTCCTTAGCTTCCAATCCAAAAGCCTTAGTGATGATTCGCATAGCACCAGTAACAAACACTATAATCTTATTCACAAGTGCTTCAGTGCCATCTGGTATCTCATCTGCAAACGTGGCTAATGCTAATGCTAAGATGGTGGCTAATGCTAACCAAATGTTAAATATTTGAGAAGCTATCTTTGGAGATGGAGCATGGAAATTCAAAACAACTTTCGTGTCCTTCAAATCAACTGCTTTGTTGCCTATTATAACCTTATCCATTTTTTGTTCGTTCATGTTTTCTTGTTTAATTTGTTATTAAATAGGGAATAGTATTGGTGTTGAGTAATCAAAGTCAACATCTCTTCCAGATATTTGTGACTCTGATATGTCAAATGATTCTCTTGTTATGAAGCAACCTTTGATACTTGCAAATATTTCTAATTTTGGTACAATAACACCACTCGGCAAAACTGTGTCCTCAACTTTCCTCAGAATATCGATTTGAACTCCATTATTGCTAAGAAGAAGTGTGTCTTCCCATTCTTGGACAGTGTTCATTCTCCTTAGTAAAGCACCAGGAATCACTTCCTTGCTTAAATCTATGGCAAATGCACCACAATTTAATGTACCTGTCCAGTCCAATGGGGCATATTCCGATGCAACTAAAGCACCAATACCAACCACCTTTTGTAGTCTTATATTCTCGGTGCAACGTATTGATTTCATCTTCCCAATAGCAACTCCATTTACTTTTATGATTGCCAAGGGTGCTGTCATTACTCTATCTGCCATGATTTGTTAGTTTTATGTTTGTTTTTTAAATACTTATGTTAGGGTCAATCACATAACCAGTGAAGAACAATCTGTTTATTGGTGAATTAGGTACAAAGCAATATGAAATGTGCCAATCTGCTCCTTGTAATTCAACTTTCACGTTCTCATATCTGATTATGAGATTGTCAGCTAATGGTTGAGCAATTCGAGATAGCAAGTATCCTTCAGTAAATGCTTTGATTTCAGCAGCAGATGCTGTGTTCAAGTTTCCTCCAACATATCTTGGTGTGGCATTTATAATCAATTCCTTATTCAACTGATGTTTGATTCTCTTAATGGAGATTTCTGGTGTCGCTCCACTTGGATATACCAATGCACTGTTTGGATTCAATGTTGTAACTGCTTGATTACAAACATAACCCATATTCGATACATATCTCACATGGAATAATCCTACAAGCAAAGCTTGTTCTCTTTGTGATTTCTTCAATTCGTGTTTAACTCCAATAATTCTTACATCTTTATAAGTAGGAGATGTCTGAGGCTCAAGACCTGCTGTACGACCACACCATAAAGCAGCATGATATAAGCTATCTACAAATTTATATGGCAATGCTGTATTGAAACTTGAAGGCACTTTTACTTGGCTATGTACAACAGCTACTGAATCATTATTGAAATATGCGCAAAGTTGTAAAGAACCATCTACACCACCACCAGGAATATCATATTGTGCAGAATTTTGTCCTCCACCAATCCATAACAATTTATCTGTATAGGTTGATGTGTTATTAACATAAGCTAATAATTTGTCATTGAATGTCGATAGTGCACCTTTGTTTGCTCCTGCCAATATCTCTCCACCTGTCAATGCAGGTGAAGGTGTTATGCCATAATCCAAAGAAAGAATCATACTATGGTCTAAATCCTCTATGCTTGATAGAACTGAGTCCATAGCTGTTGTGCTATAAGCTTCTGTACCTGATGCAAATAATTGGTGCGCAGAAAAGTTTGTCACATCAGCTGTAACAAGAGATATTGCTGATGCTGTGCTTGCAGATAAAGTGAAGTATGAATTGAATATCTCATCAGCTGCCATCCAAGCTATAATCTGATTAACATTAAGGATTTCTGGTGTTTGTGTCAATAGACGTTCTTTCACTAAAGTTTCTGCCATTTCATATTCTGTACCTGCACTGTCTGCACCTCTGTATTGCCCTTCATAGAATTGCAATATGAATTTAGCAGAATCGATTGTACCTGCTTTTAATTTCATGGAATACCCTCTTGTTAAGACTGTTCCACCTGTTAATACCCCATTGCCTCTTATTCCTTCGTTCTTAGCTTTAACAGTGATTGCACCATTTGAGAATGTTATCAATTTTAAAGCAGCAACTGTAGTCGCAGCACGAGCATATTGCAATTTGTTTATCCCTCTGCCGTTTCTTGAAGGATTCCATAGATAGTCCATCAAATCCCATAACAATCCGCCACCAAATGCTTTCTTACAATCTTCTACAGAAGAGAATTCGTACACTGCTTGTGCATTTTGTGCAAGTTCACCTGTTATACCAGAGCCAAATCCATAGTTCTTGCCGAGACCAGTATCAATCAATAACACTGTTCCAAAAGCACCTGTTACTGGTGGAATTGCTCCTAAACCTCTGATAGTTGAGTAACTTCCTGGTTCAACTATTTGTCTATTGTTAAAATTTACAATTAAAGGCATAATTTATTGTTTTTCTTTGTTTATTGTTATTGTTACTTGTTCTTTGGAGTGTTTACCTTGACTTCTTTAACATCCTCTTTAGCATCATCACCATTTGAGATGTTCTTCATCTCTCCTAAATCAAAGTCATTCTTTAGGAATGTGTACCACTCTGGGTATGTCTTCTCCATGTTAGCGTATTTCTTGTAAATGACGCTTAGATTAATCTCATTGATACCTCCATGGATATCACAAAATCTAACATTGTTTATTTTTCCTAAGCTCATATTGTATTTTGATTTTTATAACTGAAACTAAGCCAAAGGTTTTGTTGCTATTGGTTTGGCATGATATTCTGCAACATCAATACTAAAATCATCACATATCTTAAACACCATTGCATCCATCTTTGAATATAGACTTCTGAATTCATAGGTATTTCCGTAATCAAATTGAATTGACAGATTCCTGTGGTAGATGTGCGGTGGTGTTAATTCTTGTTGCATCGTAACATCCTGACCAGATACTGTAGCATTTAACATACCATGCAATCCAAGTGTATCACCGAATATGGTCAACATGGCTTTCAACCAGTAATATATTATCAGAACCTCATGACTGTTGTCTGATGTAATCATTAGGTGATATACAGAATTTGATGAATTGCTTTTCTTTTGGAAGATTCCATCTCCGTTACAAGTATTTCTTAAATATGTGTCTGTTTCATCAACTGATATTGCGTCGAATTTGCCCTTGTTTTCTGTTGGCAGAAGTATGTGAATGCATGGTGATGATGCCTGTTCAAGATTGTACCCAACGAAATGTTTGAGTGTCCTTGAATTAGTGTTGTCTCTTAATAGAATTGATTTAGCCTGTTTCAAGAAATTGTATCTATCAAATTCTATTGTGTTGTTGTTATCATCTTTATCAAACATCATACCAATCAGTGTACACTCTTCTTGTGTTCCATATGCGGCATAATCTTCTTGTATGATTCTTAAGAAATTACCTATAAGATTGTATATTAAGACTTCTGGTATCAGCATGATTGTATAATAACTGCTCTAAATAGAAACTGCCCACTTCGGTGGGCAGTTCTTTATTTTGGTTGGCTTAATGATACTATGAAGTGGTCTCAGTAGCAGTAGCAGAATTTGCGCCTGTTGTGTAATCTGTTGCTGTTGCTCTCACTCTGAACCAATATTGTGTTGCGGTTGTTAAACCTGTAACCTGAAATACGCTTGCTGTTGATGTGAAGGCAACTACTCCTGTGGTGAATCCTACATTTGTTGCTCTTTCTATGATATAGCCTGTTGCATTCACAACATCTGGCCAATCGCATGTTACTTTTGTTGCTGAATCAACTGTTGGTGTTACTGTTCCTACTGTTGGTAATGTCGGTGTATATCGTGCAACTGCTGCTGGAACGGCTTCTGTGTTTGCAACAATTGATTTCAATACAAGCGAATTGTTAGTTGCAATTGTAACTAATTGTTGAAGAGTACAAGTTAAACCTCTTCGCAAAGCCTGTGTTGCCATCTTCAACTCTTCATCAGTTCCCATGTCAATGATGTCAAGTATTGTGAAATTGTCAACACGCCCCATCATTGCGTCTGTTCTCAATGTAAAGAGAACTGTTGTACTGTTTTTGAACTGAAAATCTGTCATTGTATTTGCTTTTTGTTTGTGATTAAAGTGATGTTTTATAACTGGGTTGCGGTTATCATTACATGAAGCTTACTATGTCCCTCATGGATAATGTCGAATTATATAATACACGTCTTTTTACAGTAATTGGTTCTGTTTTCCATCCTACTTTCACCTTGAAGCTAATTTCTTCAACATCATACGATTTTGCCGCCATTTTATCATATATGTTGTTGCTTTTCACTTCTTCTTTGAATGAACCAATTTTTTTAGTTGTTATATCAGTAGGTTCATAATTCTTATTGAAGAAGTTGTACAGATTGTTGTCATCTCCTATTGCCATAGCAAGATTCTTCAAATCTTCTTCATTGTACTTTGCATAGGAATATTCTGACTCCTTTTGTTTTTCTTTGAAAAACTTCTTTTTTGCATTGTCAGAACTAACTTTTGATAAAGATTTTGAAAATTGTGACACTGAATATTCCCCACTTGGTTCTATTGGAACTTTTGTGTCATCCTCTGGCATCGTCTTTATTCTTGAGAATAAGCCTTGTTCGATTGATTGCTTAGCAAAATCAATGTCAGAATCTGATAATACACTATCTCTTAATGTATACTCCTTGCCACCTATTGACATTGCTACCCTGCCGTATTCATATCTTTTATTGCCACTATGGTCATCTTTATTCAAATATCCATTGGCAATTCGGTCTGCCTCTACTTCTGTTGCCCCTTCTTCCAAAGCCTTAACATGAGCATCCATTTGTTTGTTGCCTTGGCTATGTTGCAAGTTCCTCAATGACTTAGCATAGGTGTTCCCTGCTTCATCTTTGATATGAGCTGTACCAAATTTATCCCACTTAGCATCATGCTTTAAACCATGTATTTTGCCTGTTACCTGCTTACCTTTGTGTTCAAAGGATACATGGTCGCCATGTGTGAACTCATGCTTTGCTCCGTCATCATGATGTCGAACGTAAACTGTTTGTTGGACACCTGCTTTGTTTGTGATGATTTTCTTCTCTAAGTGACTAACATCTTTCATAGCTTTCTCAAAGTCATCTTCTGTGATTTCACCTGATTCTAATGCTTTGTTGATGTCTGTGTGAAACTGAAGTATTGAGTCTTCTGTGAAGACCTCATAATGTTCTGATTTGGATAACTTATCAATCATTTGCTCTACAGTGTGTTCTTCACTATCCTCACCTGTTTTGTCTTCAAATTCTCTTTTCAGAGCATCTTCAGTTAAATTTTCGTAATGCGATCTCTTATCATACCCTTCATCATCTTTGTTGTCTTCTTCGCTGTCCATCACATGAGCATCGTCGTACTCTTTATCATTGAGTTCTGATGCTTGTTCTCTTTGATATTTGCCATATTCTATGTGTCTGCCTACTTTATCATAATGCTTAGCTTTCTCTTCATGATCTTTCTTGGTCATGCCATGCTTGCTTACCTTCTGCCACTTGCCTTCAGCTACTTTCTTGTAGCCATTGTGGACTGTACCAATAGGGAATGATTTGCCCTTTTCCAAATCAGTTTCCACTGCCTTGTTCATTTCTTCGGTTTGCTCTTCATCTTTGTTGATGAAATTGTTGAAAATTGCTTGTTTGCGGATATCGTTGATTGCCATTGTTTCTTATTTTTGTTTTGTTATACCTGTTTAAGATTAATGAGACTGTTTTCTCTTATCCATACCATCTTAATTGTTCTTGCTTGGTTTCTTAGCAAGTTTCTCTGCCATATCATAATGACCTTGAGCTGTTTCTGAATGTCTATTGGCTCTTTTAGGGTAATTGTTCATCATGGCTTTCACTGCATGTGCTGAATGAAATTGCGCTGCTTCTTTATGGTCTTGTGCTGTAAAACCATTGTAGTAATAATCATCTGCCTTGCGTTTCGCACTCACTCTCAATCCAGAAGTTGTTTCTCCTACATATCCTGGACCAGTTGGTATAGGTTTTGATTCTGTATTCGTCCTCGTTGTACCCAACTTACCAGAACCTTTCAGGTTTGAAATTTGTCTGTTGGTTGCTTTCTCATTCTCCTCATTTTCTATGCTATCACGCAATTCTTTTTGTGACTCTTCATGTGTTTGTGGTTTCTCCTTTGACAAATTATTCATGTGGGTTGTAGTCGTTGTCTTCAATCCATCAAGTCTAATTTTTCTCATGCTTCCCTTTAGTGCAGTAACCTTGCCTCTCCTTAGTTTACCACCATCATGCAACCAAACTTCTGAGCCAACTCCGTGTGGTACATCTGAATCTGGTTCATCATGCCCAGAAGCATCAAAGTCATGCTGTACAATAGCTTTCGATGGGTCAATTTTGTGCAATTCTTTTGTGGAAGGATGAACCCCCATCAAATTGCCTGTCTTCTTGTCATGACCAACAACATGAACTAAATCATGCTTGTAACCATTCACACTTTGTGGATGTTGCATCAATACTCTCTGACCACGCTTCATCTGCACACCGAATTGGTCTTTTGTTCCTTGCTTCACATTATCGTGGTTGGCTGCGTGCTTTTTGATTTCTGATTTTAATTCTTCTGGCTTCATTTCTTCTTGTGTGTTTAATCTTGGTAAACCTCTGTCATCTTCAGAAGTATCTGGTGAAGAAGTTGCTGGTTTAGCTGTTTGCTCCAACTCCTTACCTTCTTCGTGGTGTTCTATACCTCTAAGAGACTTACTGTACGTATTGCCCTTGTCATCTTTGATGTGAGCTGTACCGAATTTATCATAAACCTCATGATGTTTGAGTTTCGTGATATGACCTACTTTCTTGATACCTTTATCTTCGAAAACAACTTTGTGTCCTTCGGAGAACTCATGCTTGTCACCGTTATCAGCATGTCTTGTATAGACTGTCTTCTGGTGACCATTTTTATCTGTAATGGTTTTCTTTTCTAAGTTCGCTATATTTCTCATACCTTTGTTGAACTCTGAAGCATCAATCAAATTATCCTGAAATGCTTTCGTAAGGTCTGTCTGGTATTGCTCCAAACCTTCTCTGGTATAGATTTCCACATGTTCATTTTGCTTTGAAACTTCTTTATTTTCAACTGATTTCTCAAACTGGGATGCTATATTCTCAGCGATTTTCTGTCTTCTTTCTTGTAGTGATTGTGCTATGTTCATTGTATTTTGTTTTATTATGATTGTTTATTTGTGTTAATTATAAACTCTTATTTCTATCATTGTTCTTGCAAGAATATCATCAGCTAATACATCTGATGAGTTGTATGTCTGTATTAGTAGAGCACTTGTTGATATGAATGTTATGTTAATAGTTGAGCCATCCATTGTTTTATAGATTGCATTGTTAGGAATAAACAAATTGTCCTCTATGAATTTGTTCGCTGAGTTCAATCTATACTCACCAACGTCATTTCTTGCGATACCTGTGATACCAATAGTATCTTCAAGAACCAATGCTGTTGGAGCAGCTGTTGCTGATTGCGAGAGCATTGCTGTATAAGATTTGTATTGTACAGTATTAGCTATGTCAGCTAATATGATAGTCGCTATTTCTCTAATTGTGGTTGCTCCATAATCACCACTATCAACTTCATCCAAATTCTCTTTTGTAAGATAATTCAACTCAAATACAACTCTGGTTGGATTTGGCATAGTTCTATCATTGTGCTTTATAATCAATGAAGAGTTGAGATTGCCTTCGATTTCAGCTACGATATCTGTAAATGGCTGTATAAACGCTGCTAACACCAATGGCACATATGTTATCACCTGTGATGGTAGTATTGGATTGTGTGGTTCATATGAAATTGTTATATTCTCTAATGAATATACATTGATGACACCACTCCTATCAATTGTTATTGTTCTGTTCGTGTTATTTACTGTTATACTTGACATTTGTGAATTTTGTTTTTAGTATGTATTAATCTTCTGTCTCGAATGCTTCTATGCCACCTAATCTTGTAAGCATCTTCTTATATGTAGGTATAAGTGTTCCAATTTGTTTGTCCATGTGGCTATCTCCACCTACTTTCCACACATTGGTTGCCATATTATCCATGGCATGACGCCCAACTGAACTTATAAGGAATGCGCCTATCTCTCTGTCATTTAATCCTTTTTTACGGAGATAACCTTCTAATGCTGCATCACGCTCATCGTTTCTGTCATTGTGATATATTGCACCATATCCACCTGCGTAATTTTGGAATGCTGGAGATTCAAACACTGCTTTGCTGTAACCGCCTTGTTGGATGCCGTCTCTGTGTTCCATTGTGGATTTGTTGTTCTCTGATGCAATTTTATCAATTTGTTGTTTATATGACAACCCTTCTTGATCGTCTAAATAAGAACCCTTGCCAACATGTCTTTCCCATCCAAGCTTATCTGCTGACTTATCGCCTATCAATTTTGCTCCCTTTAATCGGTCAACCAATTTAGCTTTAATAGAGCTTGCGTCTCTGTGGTCAGTGGCTGTGAAATCTTTGTGATTTTCATGATCAAATGCTATGTGAATGGGTTTACCAGAAGTTGTATTGCCTAACACTGCATCCCCACCCCTTTTCAGTGTTTTAGCAATTTCAATATCATCATTTGCTGCCTTCATCTTAGCAGCTATTTCTGGAACTGCTGCCATTGGGTTTGTTTCTAATTTCACATCTTTCCACATTTTATCAAATCTCACCCTGTTGATATGACTTAGTTGCGACACATGTTTAGCTACTTCAATCAGTTCATCATTTGATATATCCTTCTTCTGCATGATGCCGTTGGGATTGAATACTGTTGACTTTGCACTCCAACCTTCACCATCTTTCTTATATCCAAAGTGATTTGCTGCTTCTTCCCAATTATTCAACACCTTGCCATCGACCATGCTTCCGCTACTGTATCCGTGCTTCTCTGATATGTGATTCTTCATTTGGTGGTCAGACATCTTTGTATTGTTGCTTACATAGATTGTTCTCACAACACCGTTCTTGTCGGTCATTGTTTTCTTTGTAAGATGAGACAAATTCTTCATTCCTTTCTCAAAGTCTTCCTGAGATACTTCCTCAGACTCCATTGCTTTGTTGAGGTCTGTGATGTATTGTTGGATGGATTCTTCTGTGTAGAATTGGATGGATTTTTCAACTTTATTTCCTACGATGTTTGGTTGATTTGGTTTCTTTTTTATCAAGTGTATGTGAACTTCACCGTTGCTTCCAGAATCATCTCTTTTTGTTATGAGAGATTGATGGTCTGGGAACTTCTTACTGAATACGCTTCTTATGTTGTCATTATCTCCCACATTACCTTTTTTTGTCACTAATTTCAATTTATGACCACCGTGACCATCATGTTCGTGCGTATGAACTCCATACGAATGGAACTGGTCTCCATAATGGTCTTTATCTATGCTTTGAACAGCACGCTTTGCTTCATCTAAATTTCTGATATCTTTCTTTATAGGTTTTATGTTATCCGCATTGTGCACTTTTCCATTTGATGAATATCTTAAATCATTTGCTTCCTTATGTTCACCTCTTGTGAAATCTTTGTGCAAATCAGGAACAGCACTTTGATATATAGGCTTACCACTTTTCGTATGTCCTATCACTTTACCACCTCTTGATCCCTCTGCTTTTTCAAGATCATTGTCTATACCAATAAATCTGTCTGCTATTCCTTTGCGAAACGCTTGTTGTTTTGCTGCAATGGCTTGTTGCAATTGTTCTTGTATGTTTTTCATCTTTATTGATTAAATTGTAATTTGTATTTTAATTTTGCTCCTATACTGTACATCTCCTGTGCAAGATTTTCTACACCAATGAAACCCATCTCTTCAGCATAATTCTCAACGTCAAACGCTAAAACAATTATATGCTCAGCAACACCATTTGGGTCTATACTATCACTGTAACTTTGTTTGTTATTCACCATAACAATCATGGTGTTGAACTTATCCTTGCCGACAAGCCCAAGAAGTTGTTCAGCTATTGTATCTGTAAGAGAATCAAACTCTGATAGTGCCTCTCCAAATGCTTCATGTATCGGTTCACTTGCAGTCTTCAAGTGCACCCATTTAAGCCATACTTCCGTTTCATGCATTCTTGATATCAATGTAGACAATGTATAATCATCAGTGCTATCTCTTTCAACCTCTACTACTGGCATTTCTTTAATGTAATCTTCTCCATTATCACCGACATCAACTCCTAAGTCTCCTAATGCTTTGATGATTTCATTGCTGTTAGATTTTGAAAATAACACCATGTCCTTAGCATCATGAACCCAATCAACTCCATCTTCTTTGGCACCATGTATAATATCAAGAAGACTTCCAACTGTACGAATATTCAAATCATTCGTTTTGTTTTTATACTTGTCAAGGAAATCAATGGCATCTTTCAAATCTGCTTGGTCGTACTTGATATCCTTGCCATCAGAGCCTTGAAACTTGATGTTATTGTATTCTTTGGTTTCAGGGTGTTGTGCTATATGTCGAATACGTTGTATTGTCTCGTCTGGAGTCATCGTCATATCAACCCTCAAAGACCTTGATTTCAATGGTTGTGGCACTTTATTCGGTGGTAGGTTTGATATAAAAACTGCTCTACCATTGAAATTAAACCTGTTTGGTATTGGTTGCCCAAAGCTATCTTTCAATGGTCTCTGTGACGCATAAGCCACTGTTCCATCTCCTGAAGTATCTAATGCACCTTTCCACAAACCTTCATCTGTGTCTGTTATGGCAGTATCACAGTCATCAATCATCAATATCTTACCATTGTGTTCATACATTGCCTGATATAATCCAGCTGTAGTCGCTTTACCTGTTATCTTTACATAATCATAATCATCACTACCCACTTCCATACCTTCTTTGAATTCACGCTTACCAAGTTTCTTCAATTCTTGTTGAACAGTGTATGTCTTGCCAACCCCACCTGTTCCGTATGATATTACAGATTTCATGCCACCCTTGCCAGAAGCCACAGAACGCACAAATCTTGCAAACGTATCAAAACGTCTGTTAATATCTCCTCTGCCTTCCTCTGCTTCATCTGCTTTCTTCTCACCAACTATCTTGTCTGCTGCTGCGTCTGCATCCAGTGGATTGTCCTTGTCTTTTTCTTCAGATTCTCCATCTTTCTTGTCACCTCTACTTTCAAGTTCCTTTTCAGCTATTTTCTTGATGTTTTCATCTTTTGTGGTCTTGATAGTGTTCTCTAAGCCACCTCTCGATGCTTTCTTAGCGAAATTTTGTAAATCTTCTGGAGAGTGTTTTGGTTCTTCCTGTTTCTTACTACCTTCTCCATGAGGACTATCGAACTGATGTGGATGCTTGTTGATTGTCTGTCCACCATGTTCTTTATCAAGTTTAATTGCATATTCTCCTGTTTTGCCAACGCTACCAACAGTTCCTGTTACTTTGCTTCCCTTATGTTCAAGTTCTACCTTAGAACCATGTTCTGCGTGTTCTCGGTTGCCTTTGTTTGGGTCAACCCAACGATGCATCATCTTACCATTAACATTCACTTCTTTCAAGACAAGATGTGAAGTATTGAGTTTGCCACCTTTCTCAAAGTAATCATCATCTTCAAATGATTTACTAACAATATCACACAAATCGTTGACTTGGTGCATGTGGTCTTCGTGGTAGTTCTGCATAAACTCCTTCACTGATTCTTTGCTACCGTAATGGCTGTCTTTTTCTCCATCTTCTGTCATCCAATCATGATATTCCTTCTTCAATTGTTTAACATCAATATCTTCACCTTTTTGTAAATTATTATCAATAAAAGATGACGCTATACGTTGCGCCTTACTGTCCCCAATATTAAAGTTTGTCAGATTCATTGTTTAATTTTTGTATAAATACTGTGAATAATTTTACTCCATGTTCATTTGTAACTACACTCTTGTTCATTCTATGACACTCTAACAAAGCTTCTCTGTATTCATTGCTATTAATCTCATCATCATCATACGATTTCTTCAAATCTTCATTGTATCTTGTCATATCCTTTTGAGTGAAAACAGCAATCTCACCAGCCTTCATCTGTTCATTGAGAAGATTGATGGTTATTTCTTTGCTATCACTTAATTCTGCCATAGTTCAAATTTAAAGTCTTAATAGCTGTTTCATCAAAACACAAATTCTGATAAACTTCTATCAACGACATTGTTAACGATTGTATCATCGTCTGTATTATCGATTGCTTGCTGTGCAAGGTTATGCATCTTTATACCTTTATGTATCCATGAACTTGGGTCAGATAAAGCACTTACTGTTCTGAAACTGTTGTACGTTGATTGTTGTGCTCCGCTTGGGAATGTCTTGAGACTTCTTACAATACCTTCATATATTGAAGACTTATGAACATAAGCATCAAAGGTCTTGCCTAAATTATTTGATGTTTCTGCTCTGGTCTTCTTTTGCAGAAATTCGACTGCCAAATCCTTGAAACCTATTCCTTCATTATTTCCTTTTGTCTTCAAAATCGCATAGATTTCTGGTGGAAGAACGCCAGAAAAAATCTCATTCTCACCGATTGCTCCTGTTGTTGCCCACCTGAATGGTATGCTTATGTACCAATTACCTTTCTTTGACATCTTGACCTTAGAAGATTTTGCAAATCCTGAATTGTGTGTAACGATACCAGCTGCTATGTAGCTTGAGTCATCTTCAACTGTTAAATTATATTTATAATAATGTGCACGTGAAGAATCATTTGTTATGTCTATTTTTTCAATCTCAAAATTATGTTGTAGAAAACTATAATTATCATTATGATTATCCAACACTCTTTCTATCTCATTCTTACATTCATTGAGTTTGGAATACACTTCCTTACTCCAAAATGATATATATCTCCAACCAGCTGCTTCCACCTCGCTTTTCTTAGTCTCATCTTGTTCTTTTGTGTGCCAATATTCGCCATTAACCTCAATACATATCTTATGTTTAGGTATAGCAAAATCAAAATAATAAAATCTGTTTCTATTCATAGCCTCACATCTAACATTTCTTTCAAATTGAAATTGTCTTTCGATGCCTTCTATATTGTTTATTACATTCCATAATACTGATTCTGGGTCTGTGAACTTGTTTTTCTTTCCAAGACTTACTGCTGCCTTGTATTGTAATTCCTTGCCCTTCTCATCATCTATTGTTCCAAATCCCCAATCACTATTATTCTTAGCATTATTTTGTATCCAATTGTTTAATAGTCCAGTTTGTGTAACATGAGTTCCATTCTCTATTGATTTTTTATTCAATTCTATGACGGCATTCCTTAATTTCTCACATGTTTCTGGTTTAAGATATGGTTTACCATTATCTTTTCTTGATAAATTACTACCTGTAGCTGAGCACGACTTTGAACAATATCTTTTCTGTTCAAACTTATCAGTGAACATTCTTGATATGCGCTTACCACAAACACATTTATTAGCTATTGTGAATAACTTGTGTTTGTCTTCAATAAGATTCTCCGCTTTAACCCATCCTGCATTCGTAAGTATGGGATGGTTTCCAGTGACATATAAACTTTTTGTTTGGTCTCTATTAGAATATATTGGTGTTATTTTGTACACAAATCTATCATCATTCAATTCTTTGAACAATCCAGAAACTCTTTTAAATTTACCAGAATGTGTCAAAACCAAATCTCCTACTTTAATATCACATATCTTAACATTGCCTTTAGATGTATATATCAACGTATTTCTATTCGTGATACACTTCATATCAAATGCTGTAACTCCGTTCTCCAGCATATTGTTGAATCTGCCTACTAATTGTATGCCTGCGTTGCCTTCCCCAAAATCTATGATTTTCAATCCTTTTATGTAATTGCTTCTTGTAGAATTCAATTCTTTTTCAGCAGCAACAACCCAGTTTCTATGTACTTCTAATGCGAGTGCCTGTTTAACGGATTCAACCATCGTCCTGACTTGGTCATTATTAAGTTTGAATTCATCAAGAATTTCACTGAGGTCGATATTGATTTTTAATGCTTGCAATTAGTGGTTTTCATACTCTATACCTGTTGCATTATAATCAGTGTTGTCCCTTACAGAATCTGTTGCGTAATTCTGTGCATCAAGAACATAGTGTGCTCTCCTCGCCACACAACTAAGTGGGAAATTAGCTTGAAAATTTGTATCACTCTTACAAGCTATTGCTCTCTTTTGTTTCATCAAATCTCTGCTTATGTCAATAACATGATATGATGGTCTGTGCGTATATCGTATAGATAGTGTTATGCTTGTTTCAGAAGCATACTTAGCTTGGTCTAACAGAATCTTGTTATCGGCTACAGTATAATCTACATCAATTACAAGTCTTTCCAATGGTTCATCATCTTGCTTGAATTTATATACATCAAATACTGTTATTGGGTAATAGGTTGTAAAGGAAAACCATCTTGATAGCGATAACACCTTCTTCATTTGAAGAATCTGTGAATGCCAACATTCAAGTTCAAGCAATGTTATCCTATCCATATAACCAAGCTTATCCTGTGCTCTTGATGCGATATTAACAGTTCCTGAATTCTCTGCCGTCCATGTCTCATATTTATTACGATTTGCCATTGCTGTGCACAATAGTATTGTCTCTGTCCTATCAATGAAGAACCATCCCACTCCATTACAATTTTGACATGTACTTAGTGGAGCATTAGTGACACTTACTCTACAAGGACATTGTAACGCTCTATCGATGTATGCTTTGTACCCATGTTCTTGAATAGCATCTTGAAACATGAGCAAATCATGATGTACTTGTGGGTTCGCAACAGGTGCTAAAGTCTTGGTTGTTTTTACTTGTATTGACATTCTTGCATCATTTCGTTTTTAAACAATTGGTTCATGTGTGCATTCAAATCAAGTATCAAATCCATCTGGTTCCACTCTTCCTTGTTCATCCACATATACTGAACATGTTCTTCGTCATCTATACGTATGAAAGATTGAACACCACCTGTTGGGTCTTTCAGTATTGCTTTGTAATAGAAAATGTTTACATCTTTCAAATCAACCTTCATTGATTCAAGTATAACATAAGTGTCATCCTCTATGCCTGACTCTTCATACACCTCTCTCTTAACAGCACTTATTGCTTCTTCGTATCCTTCTACACCACCTCCAGGCAGACACCATGTTGATGGGTGGAAAGAATCTTGTGGACTTCTTTTCAGAAATAGTACTTTTCCCTTATCATTCATTATCGCCATTGCTGCACATTGCTTCTTCTTCATTGTTATCTGTGAAGCTATGTGCTCTGCCTTACTAATGTTTTGTATTAACATACATCGAATTTTATTCCTGAATAAATACCTTTCAATCTTTGTACATCAGCTTTCAATCTCTCACCGAACCCCTTCATTCTATCAGAGAATATGTTGCCACCATTGATTTTACTTGTTGACTGGCTCAGCCCATCAAGACTTAATGATTGTGAAGCTAATCCAAATGTTGTTGCGTTTCCACCACCTATTGACAATTCTATTTGTGGCAATACATACATCGATGCAACTAAACCAACAAGCTCAATCAATTCTTCTGGAACCTGTTTGAATCCTGTAACGTAATGTATTTGCCAATAATTTGGTAATTGTCTTGTACCAAAATAACTAAAGTAGTGTGGATAATATGTCATCAATTGATGAAATGTTATCGAAGCACTACCATTAGGCACTATATATATGGTGTTGTGAGGAGTATCAGCGTTGTCTCTTCTGTGTGAAATCCACTCTGCAGGGTATGTTATCACTGGTCTCTCATTCAGTCTCCCCTTCAATGAACATACGCTTAATACTGGCCATGAAGCCTTCAAGAATCCAAATTGCTGGAATTCTTCTTTTACGTAATCCTTTTGTTCGAGTATTGTTTGTTGGTTGAGTTTTATACCTAATTCATTCTCAATACGCTGTTGCGCTGCTAATATCCTTTGTGATATGAAATCATCTGATATAGTCTCACCTGTGTATGGATTGCAAAGTGGTATTCCTTGCAACCACTGTTCCTTGAACTCAAAAGAACTGAATAACAGCGATTTTGCTCCTCCATATTCTTTCCAATTGGTTACGAAATTCTGTTTAACTGTTGCCATTGAAAATGATAACTGTTATTTGAATAGATTCTTCTTGAGGAAAGTCCTCAACGCTTTCTCATTATTCTTCATCGTTCTCCACTTCAAATCTGTCTGACCAGCTATCTCATTCAATTGCTCTAAATTCATGGCATCCAAATCCTCTGGTGTGATTTCGACATTTTCCTGCTCTTCATCTTCTTCATTCTCATCGTTTGCTTTTGTGTCTGTTGCATCAACATCAACATCTTTCTTCACAACAGTCTCTTTCTTTTGTGACATCTTAGCAGTCATAAGGTAACTCCAGTCTTCTGAATTGTCCACTACAAGAGCAGCAATTTCTTCTGGTACTGATACAACGCCTTCAGCGTCTGTAGAAACCTTCTCAGTCATGTCTGGAAAGTTTAATGTCATGTTAAGACATTTTGCATTGATAATTTTTACAGTTTTTGACATTTTATATTGTTTTTAATTTTTAAGAAAAACAAATGGTGGCTTTGCTTTCACATCACCACCATTGTTATTTAGTTTAACTTTGCGAATTTATTTACGCTATTGTGTCTCCAATATTCACGAACACTATGAAGCGACGGATATTGTACAAGAAAGGTGTACCATAAAGCAACATCATGAATCGATATGCTGGAGATGTTACAGCCAAGTCCATTTTCATCAACGGAGCAAGTTGTTTGAACTCAAGTACATCTGTGTCAAACTGGCACAAGAACGCTTTATCTGTGTTCGCCATCCAACGGTTGTTGTCTCTGATTTTACCTGCTGCACCTAAATCATAGCCTGCAGTCAATTCAGCAAGACTTACAGTAAACAAAGGATACATTGTTGAACCAGCTGGTGTAGCTGCACCTTTCTGTGAACGATAGATAGTGAACGCTGTAGCGTTGTAAGTCGAAGCAGTTCCTGTGAACTGTAAATCCACTGCACCGCCAGCTACAACAGTTGTAGGAGTAACATCAAGGATTGTCATCGCTGAGTCTCCGTATTTGTTGTTACCAACAACACCATATATGTAGTTACCTGCATCGCCTGCAGCGAACACCGAATAAGCAGAAGAACCGACAGCAGCAGTTGGCGTACCACCTACAGTTGGAGCATTTGGAGCACTTGTGTGGGTTGCAGGTGCATTGTACAATTTGGTTGGTTTCTTATTGAAGAACACATCCCAATTCAAACCGATGTTACCGAATTGGCTTTCGAAGTTCTTCACTGATTGGCCAATGGTTGCATTTTGAATTGCTCCTTGTTGTCCAACACCAACAAATTTGTTACCATAGAAATTTTTCACGAAATTGCTCAACACCTTTGGTGGCGCATACAATTCAGTTCCACGACCAAAGTTTTCTGCAATTGTATTAGCAGCACTTTCGATTGCAGACTCTGTAAGAACTGAACCTCTCAAGTCAACAACAAGACCACTGTTGAAGTAATCATTGATTGTTGCAAATTGGTCATTCTTCTTGTGTTGGGTCAACAAACCATTGAATTCTTCAGGCACTAATTTTTCATCAGCATCATACAAACCTTTATCAAGTTTGCGCAAAATCCAAAGTGTACCATTTTGAATTTCTTTCTCCACAATGTTTCCGATTTGTGTATTGACTAAACTCATAGGATGAGTTACACTTTTGGTAACACCTAAGAATTTAACCAATTGAGAACGACGGATGTAAGTAGAATCTTCTTCTTGCGGAAGTTCACCCTCTCCATTGAAACCACCTCTATCAGCACCATAAGAAGACAACTGATTGTACTCCTCTACAGTGTTATAGGCAGCAGCCTTTGGAATATTTTTCCACAATGTAACCTCATCTTTCGTGTGGGTCAACACTTTAAGTGTCTTCTCTAAGGATTCAACCTTCAAAGGAGCACCTGATGCAGTTGTTAAGTTTAGTGTGCTTTGACCAGTTGTGTCTCCTGCGGAGAGTGCCTTGTTCAATTCACCCAACTCCTGTTCTGAAGTGCCAGAGCCGAACATTGCGTTCGAATTTGATACTTGGTAGTCAGCTAATGTAATCATGTTTTTTGTTTGTTTGTTTAAAATGTTTGTAATAGTGTGTTATAACTGTTTGCTCAAGATTATACCTTACCACCTGTCAACTCTTCAACCATTGCCTTTACTTTGTTTGTAAGATTGTTGGTTGTTTCATAGCTTATAAGTGATTTAGAAATTTCTTCATCAAATCCTTTCTCAAATGTCAATTTCTCAAGAGCATTCAATACCTGTGATTTTGACAATTTGTTAGTTTGAGTATCTCTGTTACCAGAAAGTTCATCATTACCAACACCTTTTTCAAAGGTACGTTCAACTGCTCGCACTACTGATTTTCTTTGCATTGGTGCACTTGATAGTTCATCAATCTTCTCATGTGACTTCTGTATTTCATCACGCAATTCAAGAACTTCATTCTGTAATGACTTCATTATCTTGTCGTTACCTTCTTTTATTTCATCGAACAATCCCTTGAGCAACTTGCCCATGCTTGTTCCTTGTTTAGATATTTGGTCTGACAATGACTTCTCAACTTTATTGTACATTTCATCATCACTCATAGGCTTTTCCTCTTCTTCATCATCCTCTTCTTCCTCTTCTTCCTCTTCTTCAGAGTCGTCTTCAGTTTCCTCTTTCTTCTTTGGCTTACTTGCTGGTTTGTCTGTGTTGTCATCAGAATCACCGTCAGAATCATCTTCAGCAGAATCATCGCTACCATCATCACCCTTAGAAATTTTTGTATCCGTTGTCTCTTGTTCATCAAGAGAATCCTCTTCTTCAGAGTTGTCTTCACCCTTATTCAATGAGTCTGCGCCTAATTCTTCAAGTGCTTTGTTGATTAGGTCTCTGTTTGATGGTTTTTGTTCTGTTTTAGCTATTGCCATGATATTAAGTTTTTGTTGAATATTGTTATATATTGAGTCTGCTTGTTCAAAACTAATAACTGAATCAGACTTCAATATTTCTTGCATTAACTCTTCATCCATTGATTTCTGTAAGTCCTTCAGATTCTTGTCTACATGTTCTTTGCGCAAAGCACCACCACTGCCAACCTCTGTGCTCAGTGCTTTATCAATCGTGACACAGTAATTGTTATCAACCATGATTCTAACACCATCTGGTCTTGTTATGTCAACAATCTTGTCGTGTGATTCTTTGCCCTTATCTCCACCATTCCTGTTTTCTTGTATATTACCATCAATAGCATCCAAATCATCACCCTTCTCAATTTCTTCATTGATATCCTCAATGATTTCATCGATACTCTTGTTGATATCTGTAGATGTATTGTCGAATTCATGAAAATTACCCTTAATGATATCAACGATGCTATCAGGATTCTTTGGAGATATTGTTAAAGCTATGTTAGTTATCATAGCCTTTGTAACCTTTGATTTGTCTAATGGGTCTCTTTCTGTAGCTTTACCTTCTACAGAATAGCCAAGTCTTCTTGTTTTACTATTCTTCTCAAGCGTTTCTGCTAATTCCCATACTGATTTTGATAATGCATTATCAGGATACAGCATAGACTCTACATATAAACCACCACTTCTTTTCTCAACCTTAGTTGGTTCTCCTATTACTGCATCTGGTGATTTATTGTGGTTCCAATTCACAATGCCCTTTTCTTTCAAATAATCAATGTCAAAGTTGCTTGGGTCTAATGATTCGCCATCAGTATCTCTTCTGCTTGTTGATGCCATCCCACCAAGTTTCATTACAACATTTCCATTGTTGTCCTTTGATTTCTTAATCTTGTCTAATGGTATCCAAAATCTGAAGTTATTGTTCATTTAAAATAATTTATTGTGTTATATCTGTTTTTAATCAGTGGTTGAGAATCCAGGATGTTCTTTGTATGGGTTTTCATTATACGACACAATCTCCATTTTATTGAATGGAACCACGTCATACTGTTTTGATGGATTTTCCTTCTTAGCTTTCATCCAATCAATGAAGTCTCCCATAGTTCCTGTTGATGGCTCTTTTGTTTTCCAATGTATCTTAACAATTGTGTTCTTGTCAATAGGAGAAGGTCTGTTCTCTCTGATTTTCATCTGAATGTTCGTTCGTATGAGCAAATCTGTATAAAAATCCTTTACAGACATATCTCCTAAGTCTACATCGTCTATATTTTCAAAGAATTTTATATATTTTGACTTATCGGCTTCAAACTTATCATGTTTAAACTGTAGTTCCCTTTTGCGCAATGCGTTGTTCTTAGCTTCAACTTCCTCTGCCATTCTCTTCTGCTCCTCATGCACTATCTTGCGACCAATGTCAGTGTTAAGTGTTTTATGCAATTCGTCTCTTGTGCTGGAATCTCTTGCATGTAAAGCATTTGTAACATCAGAGTACATGTCAATGTATTCTTTGCTTTCATCAGTAGGTTTGTAATCGTGATATATCAAGAATTGACTATTATGACGATTGTTGATTCCGTCATATTCCTTGCGTGTTTGTTCATAATTACTTTCCTGTTTAGTCTTCTCCTTGATTAGCTTATTTCTGTATGCTTCTTCATCTGGATGAAGATGGAAGAAGTGCTTATGTTCGAATGTTTCGTTGCTTGTTCCTTGATAATTGCTTCTGCCAAATGTTTTTGTTAATCCTTGGTATGGTAACGTCTTCACATATACCTTCCTGCCATTGATTTCAATGTCTGAATTGTCATCTTTCTTACCTTCTGACAGAGATAATAAGTGTTCATCATAATGTGCTCCGATTGTATGTAGATTGAACTTCTTTGTTTTTGTAGGGTCTTTATCACTGCCTACCTTCATCATTCTTGTGAAATTAGTGCCTTTCTTGTTTGTAACTTCCACAGGAGCAATGTATTTAGATTTTGATAATACATCATCAATAGCTTTGCTGATAAGACCATACTCTCTCAATAATCTCAATCTTTCTTCTGTTGAAACCTCATGTAACTCACCTGAATCTCTATCATCTTTATTATGCTGACAACAGTATTGGAAGAATTCTTCTCCCTGTAATGCTTCATCCCACTTCCTGTTAATGAGTTTAGTCCAACGTGGATTAGTATCTTCTGATTTTTCTATGGTCTCTTGCAATATAGCACCCTTCAATTTTATTTGTTCGATGTATTGTTCAAGTCTTTCATTTCCATAGTACTTCATATCTTCACTGTTCTCACCTTTAATAAGTTCGACACCAAATTGGCCATTACCGATATTAAGATGTACGATTATCTTATTATTGTCTTCTGTGTTAAACTCCATAACTCCTTGCTCTTCTGATTTTGATATCGAATCTTCATATCCCTCACGTTCAAAATCAAATAGATTATACTCATCACATTGCTCTTCATCATCCTCATCAATGTCAATGCCAAGTGTTTGAACTGTATTATACGTTATTATGTCATCAAGAGGCATATAATCAGTATCTATGTAATCTACAGCCTTTAACAAGTCTTCACTAAGTCCTAAAGTATTCAACCATTGTTTTCTAACAATAGGGTGCACATAGGCAGTTTCTGCCATCTTTGGTGTATTGTTGAGTTTCTGTGAAACTATCTTATACATATTAGCAAGTGTAGCAACCACTAACCTTCTATCTTTCTTAATATCTCCTGTTAATTGTTCTTTGACTTGGCTTGTGTGTTCTTGTAACGTCTTGTTGCCTAAATCAGTAGCAACATATGTTCTCATATCCTTTATCTTGAGATTCTTGAATCCATACTTGTTCTTGAATATCTTGTCAACAAAAGTTCTGTCCATACTGAACAAACGTGGATGTTCACTCTTAATCCTTGTAGCTTTCAACTTCTTCAAATAAGCACTCAATTCTGGTTCTCCTGTGATTTCTCCAGTATTGTTCTTGTATGATTTACCAATGAATTCAAAATTTATGTCACCACTCTTGTTTATATTGAGGTTGTCAACACCCAATGTAGAAACTCCCATATTACCAGTCTTTTCAAATCCAGCTGTTTGACCAACACGCAAACCTGTATGTGCTATAATCAACAATATAGCAGCTGCTTCTGCGAATTTAGGATTGCTGTTTGATAGGTCTGCTCTGGCTTTGTTCTTGATGTTCTCCACAGTGTTTGCGTCTACATTAGCAATTCTATCCCACTTTACAAGAGCATTCCTGTTCAAAAATTCCTTAGTGTATGCTCTGATTTTTGTGTTGGTTTTTGGGTCTGTCCATGACATAACACACTTACTATTGAATTCTTCTGGGTTCGTAATATCAACGTGTATTTGTACATCTTTCTTGTCTACACCTACTGGAAGCCTTGTTAAACCTATCCCTGCGAACTTATCATACCATTGTGGTTGACGCACTGCTTTAGGTTTGCTCTTATTCTTCTCATTAGATACTAATTTCTTCACAAGATGACCTTTCTTGTCAGTGTGTATTTCTATGTGGTTCTTGCTTCTGTCTATTGCTTTACTCATAAGATATCTTTACTTTTGATTTACGTTTTATGCCGTAATTGTTTCTTGTTAATATGAACATTTTTTTAACTGAATCCCAAACAGTGTTCTCAATGTACTCATTTGACTCACATCTACAAAATGGATGTAAAGAGTATAGTGTTGGTTTGTAATTTTCAGGCTTAACACCTATATTACTGCCATTAGACATAACATCAAGTACTGTAAATACCTTTGGTTCTCCATCCTTCTTAAGATGCACTCTCTTGCAATGATTGCAAGCATCATCCTTCACAGAATACCAAATTTTTGCGTCTTTCCCAACTCTGTTAAGTATCTCAAGTGCCTTGCCATGATTAAATGCTGAATGCATTACATAATCAGCTATCCTACCAAAATCCCTATTCCAGTCTTCTGACTTCTTTGACAGTATTTTTGAGAATTCTTCTACAGTTAGCTTGTTGTTTACTGCATTTATTGCTTCCTTCTTGATTATGGTCTTGAGTTTTTGGTCTTGATGTTTCGTTATTGATATTTGATACAAATCATTTATCTGTCTGTTTTTAAGATTAGTTACATCTTTGTACATCTGATGTTTCAACACATCTAATGTAACTTTCTCAATGTCACTCAGTGGAGCAAACTTACCATCTGCTATATATTTTCTAAGACTATTGTAATTAAATTTAGATGACCTTTTGTATTTCAAACCAGAAGCAATCATGCCGAACTTATATGCGTGCTCCAATTGAGTTTGCTTTGCAAGATTAGCAAAATTTATGCCAAATCTTTTGAGTATTCTCTTGTCGTTTCTGGATAACGGTGATGTTCCTATATTATTGACAATAAATAAGCAATTGAAATTTTCAACCACTTCTACTATATCATCAATCTGTTGTTTTTCTAACCACATCACTTCTATTGTTTTTAACTATCTGCAATATCGATTTCCCCATATTTATTAACATGCTTGAATAGTCTTGCTTCATGCTTTGCTCTATTTCTCTTGAGCAAAGATAATTGGCTTGATTGTTCTTCTTCTTGTTTGTTTTCATTATCTTGCTCCTATAAAATACCCAAATACTGCCATAATGATAGCCGTGATATATCCCTTGACATTGTTGAGATTATTTCGTCTATTAGTGTTCTTTATATGTATTCTATTAAGAGAATCCAAACTTCTGTAATATAATGAATTCTTAATTTCAACATTATACATCCTTTCAGTGTACATGATTATAGAATCCTTGCTGCTCAGATTCTGCTCCAGCAATTCAACTTTCTTCTCACAGTTTACAAGAAGTTTGCTATTGTACTTACCTTTCTGTATATCCACCATTGATTTCTTCAATTGAGACACAGGAATACATATAGTATCATCGATAGTTGTTTGCGAAAAACAATCTGATTGAATCCTTAGTGTAAGAAGGATTGACAACATGAGCAATCTGAGCATCCATTTCATGTATAATATTGGTTTTTTCTATGCTATTGTTAAAAATTAATGTATCTCTATATCTGATTTGTGTTTTCAAAATATGAACGGTGTTTTCCAATGAATCTATCATCTCATTGTGTAATTTTGTGTACTGTTCAAGCATGAATTTATCTCGTTTTTCATTGCTTCTGTTCATCTTTATGATGTTAAACGAATTGTATATAAAATACAAAACAAGCATTAAAATGCCCAATTTCATGACAATATCCATAGTTTTTGTACTCATATGTTATCCTGTTTGCTGGTCTTGTCTATATAATTGATAGATTTTCGACTTCTTGAATTCTTGCATATCTTTTATGAAACACTGCAGTAGTCTGTGTGTTTCCCTGTTAGTGTTTACACACTCATTGAAAGCCTCAGTGTTCTCCTTTATAAGGTCATTGCTCACCTTCCTGTCAACAGTCATATACTCATCCATTTTCTTTTCATACTCATCAAGCTTCCTCTCAGTCTTATCTATGTGTTGAACATATCTCTTCCAAAGTATCCAACCGATGAATACCAATATACCAAATAGTAAACTGTTTTCTAATACCTTTCCAAATAACCCTGTTAATGCATCTGTTCCCATGCTGTTAAATCTTGTTTAAATAATTATTGAATGCTTTCTCAAATGGATTCTCTTCTTGACCACTTCCATCATTATTAACTGCGTAATTCATATCGTTGTCTTGCTGTGGTTGTTCTTCCTCATCTTCCCCACCCTGTTCTTCTCCACCCATGTCGTCCCCACCTTGTTGCTCAGCTTGTTGCTGTTGCTGTTTTGCCATAATTGCTTGTGAGACTATGCTATTAGCTATTGTGTTTCCACCTTTCTCTTCACCAACTGGCTTCAAACCTCTCTTGACACGTATCTCGTCTACAGTCATGAAATTCATCAACTTCACATCATCTTCAAGTTCATCTTTAGCACTATCTACGCCTAAACCAACAAATTTAAACACAAATTCAGGGTCAATTCTTTGAACTATATACTTATTGATTTTTCTCTCAAGAAATTTCAATAGTGGTAATAAACCCTTATCTTTACTGTGCTTCAATCTTGCTTCATTGTTACCTTCGAACATAGATTTTTGTTCTGAACCACCTGATAGTGGAAAGTTAATCTCTGCTGGGTCTATTCTGTAAATGGCACATGAAAGTTTTATCAGATATTCTTGCCAATTTGAGAACTCCATATCTCTATTGTTCTTCTGTAGGTCAATCCAATCGATATCTCCTTCAAGTATTGGAGTCTTATGTGTGTTGTAAACACCTGACATCATGCCTTGCCACATCTGTTTAAACTGTGATAGCTTATCAGAAGATATTGAAGTTCCTGGTTTAATCTTGAAGAACCCTTTAGGTGCAGAACCTTGCATAAAGAATCTTCTGTTATACTCATCAGAATACAACATAGATGTTATTATTTGGGTCATCATCTCTATTTCAGAAACGCCATATCCATTTGAATATATGTTAGTCGTTGGATTTCTAACACCGAAACACATCTCCCATGGATAATAATCTGCTGTAATTGCGCTATCCTTAATTTGACAAAATGATGGATAGTATCCCATGACCTCTATTCTATCTCTGAATCTCTCATCCTTTTCATACAATTCTTTGTCAATGGAATCAGCTATTCTAATCGTTGCACCATCAACTGCAAAGAACTCAACAGGTCTGCCCCTCCTATCATGCACTACTTCAAAACAGGCTTGGTCGAATGTCAAACTATCATTTAATAACTTTCTTATGAAAGAATCGAAGTCATCACCATCGAATTTGTTATTAAGACCACCATCAAGCAAGAATTGTGTTATTCTTTCTGCCCTTAATAGGTCTTCTTTATCCATTTGCTTGGTTTCTTTATCATAGAACCCAGTTTTCTTCTTTATTACAAACCCTGCGTCATACTTTGTTTCTTGTGGTTCGCAAAACGCTAACACCTGTTCAATTCTTGTATTGATTACAGAACGGATGATTGGTGCTGTGTAAGATATACGTCTTGCCATAGAATAAGATACAGAAAATGGCTTGTCTTTGTACCCCATGAAATTCTGAAACTCATATGGGTCTACAATGTATGATTTTTTGTTTATATCCTCTCTATTCTCTACATTTAGTATGTTATTTGCTTTTATTAAGTCGCTTGGGTGATTTGAATGTATAGCTTGGTTCACAAGTATTGCCTTCTTCGCAGTAAGTTTTCTTTCTGCAAGTTCTATGGTCTCTATGCGTTTCTTTATAGTTGACATAATTTATGTTAATGAGATTTGTAATAACTGTTGTCTAACGCATATTGTACAAGTATTTCATCTTGGTTTGAATTCTAATTCAACTGTATTCATGCCTTTCAAGTATTGTTCCACAATTGATTCTTTCAATACTATTATCTTGACTTTCTTAACATTGTTGCAAACCCATTTGATTTTATTGTATTGCCCATTTTTGATACAAGTCTTTATTGTATACATGGATTTTATTTCTAACATATAATCATCTGTCTCAAAATCTGCGGTGTACCAGCCAAGTGGTGTCTTTACATTATTAGCTTTCTGAACACTTTGTTCCTCTTAAATATTTCAAGTAATAATACAATTCATACCTGCCTTGTATTGTGAAACCATCAATTTTGTAAAATTTACACTTACCACCTCTATTGATGAAACCACTTTCATTGATTTTCTTCATACGTTGGCTTAGTGTCTTCCTTTGTTCTTCTGATAAGTTCAATTTCTTACCCTTAGTACATAAATTCTTGCTTAACACATCTCCATTCTTAGAAAATCTCTTCTTCATTCTAAGACTCTGTCTTCTCTTGAATTCTTCTGAATGGCTGAATGTGTTACCATAATTAGGATTGTTTTCACCAAATATATCACGTTTGTTCATAACCAAAACTCATTTAGAACTAAATAACTGGATTGTATTTATCTCTTGATTTCCCAATTCCAGTTTTTATCTTCCAGTACTTCTGGTATTCGCACAAGAAAAATTCGATATTAGATAACACAATATTCCAATCACACAATTCATACTTCTCTTGCTGCTTGTTCCACTGTACATACTTGAAGTCCTCTGGTAGTAGGTCTCTTGATAAATCTTGTATTTCTCTCAATGTATCAAGAGTTTGTGGTCTTGATGGCATTATAATACGCAAACCCAGCTGCGCTCCTGGTCCGATGTTAGTCCATGTGTTTTCTGTTGCCAAAAACTCTGATTTCTCTGTATATTTAGTCATGTAACACATATCCAAAAACCATTCATGTGATACGAATTTTCCAATTCCTTCAACCATAGTCATCTTCCTTATCAATTCTTTCCATGAATATTTACCTATGAATCCAATAAAGTATATTTCAGATATATGTTTATACAGCGATGGTACTATATATTTAGCACAAGCCAATCCCTGAGTTGTGCCCTTAGCTAACCAACTATTTATGGCATAAGCCTTTTTGTTTGTTGAAGGTTTGTATTCTTCATAGCACTCAACAACATAATAGAATGATTCTGGTGTGTACTCAACTATTGTCGGTATTTCAACAATGTTAAGAAATTCTACATTGTTATACAATCTCGATATACAGATTTTCCAAAGTTTATCTGCTTCTGATAACTCCTTGTTGAGTATTATATTGTGTATAATCCACTGTGATACCTTGTCTAATTCTCTGTAAGCATTGCAGAATTTATACTTAGAAAGTATATCATCGTCCTTATTCCATTGTTTTCGTGGCAAATTAAGCATGTTTCTGTCATACCAAATCTCCTGTCTTATATACATCGTTGTGAAGAATTCTGCTAAGTTTTCCTCATGTATTTCTATATCTTTTGATGGAAAGTATTTCTCAAAGTCTGTTGACATTGAAATTTTTAACTGCTAATCGAATTCATTAGAATTTGTACTCATAGAATTCAATGATGAAGTCTTCCACCATTTTCTGAGAATATAAGCATCCTATATTGAAATCATTCTTCTTCAGAACCTTAGCTGCTTTTGTTGGTTCAGTTCTTGATGTACTTATATCATGGTCTACTACAAGTTCACGTTTCTTTGTGTATCCCCAAAATGTGAATCCTAATTTATTGTAGAACATGACCGAATCTAATGTTGATGCGAGACTGTATATACGTTTTGGGTCTTCCTTCTTTAAGGTGTATTCAATTAATGCTCTCTGCACTCCTTGACCTCTATATTCTGGCACTGTGTAGATGAAATATATATTGAGATAGTCATCCTTACCATGTTTGTATGATATGAATCCACATATTTCTCCATCGTTGGCACACATCGCCAGAACCTTGCAACCATAAAAATGGCTTATCCTTGCCTCTGACAGAAACGACTTATCCTCTTTGCTTTGTGAAGCCTTGGATTGTGATTTCAAAAAGTCATAAAACATCTGCTTTTCTGATTCTGGTATGTAGCAGAATGACACTGATTCCTCTGTTAATATTTTCATGATAAAGATAGTATTTTATTCAAGACTTCCATCTCGATTTGTTCAGGTGAATTCAAAGCATCAATTTGTATCTTATTCAACACTCTGTCTTGTACTTTATTCCAGATATTCATATATTGCTTGTTCTTACCAATCACTGAATCATAATTCCTATCAGATATGCTAAGCAACAAATGTTCATTGTTATCAGGATACATGTTATGCAATTTCTTATATTGTCTTAACTTCAAACGCTTGATGTTTTCATCATAGCTTATATTCAAGTGTACTAACAAGAAATTCTCATCAATTTTCTCTACAAAATCAAACCAAGTATATGCTGCTTGCGCACCTTCTACTATCACAAATTCACAATCTTCGTTGGCTTTGCGTATGCTTAATTCCACACCTTCTGTTTTCAACCATCCCATGACTGGGTCTATACCGCAAGTAGCCACACCATCCTTCATTTGTCCAATGGACGCAACTCTGCCAATTCTGCTGTACATAAAATTGACACCATTTTCTGTTCCCTTCACTATATCACAACCATGCTCATGCCCATCATAGGATAATGTGGATATTAGATTTTTGTTCAGTGTTGTTTTACCAGAAGCCATGCTTCCCATTATCCATATTATCATTGCTTTCTTTTTGTTTGAACTTTACTACTTGTTATGTGGAAACACTTGCATTCAGTGCAATAGTATGACCTCTTTGGTATGATTGACTCACTGCTATGCTTTTTTATATAAGCAATAGCTTCATTTGCTTCTCTCTGTCTCATGTATTTGGTTTTATTGCAACTCATTGTATTCCTTCATATTTGCTATCAGTGAACCAATCAATCAATTCAACCTGCCCTTTGTCAAGGAAATAGTGCATCCTGCGCTCATCCACTTTGTTTCTTAACAGTTCTGGTATGAGTGTTTCTTCCCTTGCATCCCATAGTAGCTTCCACTCAATTCCTGGCCAATAGTGGTCAACCTCACATCGCTTTATGTTTTCTGCTTGTCTGTCTATGTAATATCCTAAGTATCTCCCGTGTTTTTTACGAAACATTTTCTTGAAGCTACATAATGATGTTTCCATAGTGAAATAATCTACTTCAACGTCTGGATACTCACTTCTCATCTCATCCAGAATTTGCTTTGCTTCTTGGTCAAGATATTCATGCGTTTCTTTGTCGAATGGTGTTCCTTTTTCCGTCATCTCATCCATAGCAATTGTGTAAAATAAACCATTTCTATGGCTCGTACTTGAATCATCCTTCAACAATAGGTCTCGTGGCATTACTGGTAAATCGCATGTCTCTCTCAATGTTTGTAAATAGAAGAATGCTAAGTACCTTCCGAATTTGAAAAAGTCCTTCTTGATTATCTTCATAGCAATATCAAAATTGTCCTCTTCCGAACCACCTATGCAAACTGTTTCCCTGAAATACTGTTCTTGTGTCGTACAACCGAATTCATATACATTCTTCCTGTATGAAGCAAACATTGCTGGGAGATGACCTCTCTGCCATTTATTGTCTGTTTCGTATATAAGTTTCTTGTAATTCTCTGCATTCCACTTCTCAAGTCTCTCTTGGTCAACATTCTCGAAGTCAGGAAATTCATTCCATATAATCCATGTTGTCGCAACATTATATGTATTAGCATATATCCAAGCTATCCAATATCTCTGTTCTATGTTCAATTCCATACGCTTATGGATATAATTCAACATATACATAGCAGGGTCACAATCTTGAGTCATTAGTTGCCAATGATAGTATCTCTTGAAGAACTCTCTACGTAAATTGTAATCTTGTGTTCTGTAATCTTTCATTATGATATGTATTTATCTTCTGATTTTGTTCTGATTTGTTTATCCTCTATGTGTTTAACATTGTAGGAAAGTTCATTTGATATAAGTAAATTACCACTTTCAGCAGTATGAAAAAAGTAGTAAACAAATGGTTCTGTTGGGAAGATTTTGACGTTCTCATATCCCAGATTCTTCATTGCTCTCTTTATTATATCTTTTGTAGAAGCAAACCCAGCAAATTTTTCTCCTGCAAATAACCACAGTGGTCTTGTTTCATTGCGAAAACAATACAAATTTTCTGTATCTAAAACGCCACAGGCTATGGAAGATTTCTTGAACTTCTTAAATACAACAGAACCTTCTTCTATGCATTTAAGCAACAACTCACTGTCATTCTTTGTTTTGAAGTCTGTATAACCGAAGTGTTCTTCCCACATTTCTGGTTTCTCCTGTGTGATGATGCCGTTATGTGTTATAGCTATTTCTTCAGTTGATATTGGTTGATGATGTTTGATGAAAGATGTGGAATACCTAACATGACCTATCATTCTTGGAGACCATGGAAGTTCATACTCTTTAACAAACTTATCTGCTGACATAGCCACCGTTACAGTATCTACAACTCCGTCTTCTATGGTTGATATTCCCACTGAGTGTCTGCCTCTGATTTGTGATTGCTTGAGCAATTCTTCAAATACTGTAATCCCTATATTCTTGCCCTTACTGATTAATCCTACAATTCCACACATATTATTTTTGGTTTATTGGTTTTAAAATGTATTTTGGTAAAGATTCTGTATGAAAATCAATGTTTCTTATTCTTATTGATGGTATTCCAATCTTCGATGTACCTCTCAATGCTTCTGAAATCAAGAATGTTTCATTTACATTGTTTTCAAATTTCACTTTTTCTACTATCGCTAAGTGTAACCCTGACAACACTTCTTTGTAATACAATATACAGTTTCCACCGATTTTCATTGGTAAGAATTGAGTGTTTGCATTATCCCACATAAGAATATCACCGACTTGTATATGATTGTAATTATATTCGTGCTTCTTAAAATATGTATCAAGATGTTTTTCTATGCTCAAATTATACAATTTCGCATCGTCTATATTGAGATATGCTTCCAACCCTCTTCTCCTTATAACGTATGTAAAACATGTGTCTTGCTTGTTAAGTGTCACTTCTCGCATATTCTGTTAGCTTTCTTTTGTTGTTAATAACTTTAAACAAGAATGCCCATCACATGGATGAGCATTCTCATAAGCATAAATGTGGAAATTTATACTATTTTTTCTTGGCAACCACAACTTTTTTCTTAGTTGTTGTTTCCTCCATGGTTGCCCACTCGTTTTCTACAGCTGCTTCAGCTTGGTCTTTGGACATGATTTTGGTAATTTTGTTACCATCTTCATCCACGCCAGATGCAATGAATCTGTTGTTTGAGTTCTTAATTACTACATCCTGCATAAGATTGCTGGATTTTGTCTTCATACAATATCCGAAGATACCTTCTTGTTGTTCTGCGGCTTTCTTTGAAACCACTTTTTTAGCTGTTGCCATGTTTATTGTTTTTTAGATGTTATGTAACTGTGTTGCGTGTTATAGTGAATTTTACAAGTATGTGAATTGACATAGGATTGTGTCTCTAACAAGAGAAAAAATATTTTTACAAGTTGTCGAACCTCATATTATCGCTTAAGAATTCCAATATCTTCAGATGAATATCTTCCAATTCTTCATCTGCATTAATCTTTATGTGAGCATCACATAAGTGTTTGGTTCTCTCATACAGACTATAGAAACCTCTCTGCTTACCTGCAAGATTTTCCTTAGTCTTATCACTTAAATCTTCTACAATTCCACTCTTGATGTATCTTCTATGTATAACTCTATAGAAATTGTCTTCTGGTGTCTCAAAATGCAAGTATATAACCAATAAGTTTATGCTGTACTTGCGTAACAATTCTATGTGTTTCCCTGTACTCATGATAGGGTCTAATACAATTACATCTATGCTTGCTTCTCTTTTCATTATCTCATCATAAGTCAATATGACTTGTGATTTCTGTGGTAATGTATCTGTCCCTGTGCATTGATTGTCTTTAATCCCACCTATGTGTACTGAATTATCGTATAACGTATATTCCCACTTCAAACCACCTTCAAATCCAGAGAATATGGTCTTTTCTGCAGAATTGGACAAAGACTCATGTATGAGTCTTGCCTGTGTAGTCTTGCCAGAAGCATTGCTTCCGTATATCCAAATTACATTCTTCATTAAAACTCACACATTGATTTCACTTGTTCTCTGATTTTGTCAATTCCTAATGTGTCTATGTTAGTGTTGAAAACAACCAATTCTGTTATTTCATCAGAATTCAATGTAGTTATCAGCATATAGCCATACTTTGAAACATGTTTTTGTAATTCTTTTGTGTTCTGAACACAACTTGCTTTGTCTGATGAATGCGCAAATTTAACCCATATTATGGGTTGTATTGGGTTTGCCCACATAAATAAACTTCTTATTAATTTCTTTATCATTTTGGTTGTTTTTTAAGTCCTATTTTAGATAACTTGTCTGCTTGTTGATTCTGTTCTCTTGGTATCCATATTATTTTCTTGTATTCCTCTCCAACATTTGATGCTCTTAATAACATCCATGCTGCTCTGTATCTGTCCTTGAACATCTTATCATTCATTTTCCAAAGTCCATTGAATTGATTTGTTATTAACTGACTGTCGGAATATATTTCTACAATAGTGTCTTCATCGATTACACAATCTTCAGACAATTCCTTTATTATGCACATTGTTGTAACACAAGCATTCCATTCTGCTACATTACTTGTACCCAATGGAAAATACTCAGACACTGAAAACTCACTAAAGTATGTATCCTCCATGTAAACAGCAACACCAATCCCCATAGGAGATAGTTCATCTTTCTTGTTGTGACAAGCACCATCGAAGTATATTGATAATTTACTAAGCATCGTGCATTCTTCTCAAATTAGGTCGTCCTAAGTGGTTGTTCATGTATTTTCTTCGCTTCAACTTCTTGATTCGATGTGCTCTCTGAATCCACACTTCTTCATATTGAAGTTCATCAAACTTCACAGTTCGCAAACTATCCTCTAATGACTCAACTTTCCATATCCTACTCATAATCTCTTATTGCTTTAAATGTTGGGAAACGCAAACTTTTCTTTGTTGTATATCCTTGAAACTGTATCGTAGCCATCTTTCCAGGATATTGGTCTCTTTCTATCCACATTTTCTTGTACAATTCTACATTACCAGACATACCAGCTTTACATAATTGTCCATTCTCTAATCTCACTTCCACCTTTCCTACCATTCCTGACCTATTGCCCTTGCCTTCAAGTAATCGCACAATTTCAAATTCTTTATCAATAAGTCGTTTATCCTTCAACAACTGTTTAGTTCGCTTTTGCTGATATGGTTCTTCTGCTCTCAGCATCTGACCTTCATAACCCAGTTCCACATATCTGTCATGAATTTTTGCTAACAAATTCTTGTTTCTTGGATTGACCTTAATAGTCTTGATGATTCTGATTTTGCCTGCTGTCTTTGGGTTGCTTCCACCTATTCCACCTATCAGATTATTCATGTACGCTAATCGTTCTTTGTATAGCATGTTTGGTTTCTGTGGAAAGAATATATCATATACATGATATTCCAACAATTCTGCGCTCTCTTCCAAGTCTGCTGCCGTTGGGACTGTTTTTCTTGCTAAAGATATGATTTTATCAAAATCTTTTCTAAATTTATGAGCATACAATTCTCCGTCAATCACCATGTCTGGAAAAATTTCAAACAATCCCTTTAATATTTGAAATATGTGTGGTGCTGATACTGTTGGATTATGCTCTTTGCTAAACATTCCATTTGCTTTCACATATGACCTAACACCATCCAATTTAGGTTGTGAATGCATGTATTCTAATTGTTCTACAAATTTCCAGTGGTCTTTCAATTCATACGCAAGCATAGGTTCAAATCTCTCAACGAGCATTGCTTCTTCAACTGTTGTCCTGTATCCACCTTTCTCCATCAATACAATCTTCGCATTGACTTCTGATATTGCTTGGTCGAATTCATTACGGAAATTAGCCTTGCCAACATTCATTGGTTGTGCTTCTGTCCACTGTGAAATCACTAATTTTCCACCAACTTGACCAGATATGATTCTGTATCTATCCTTATCCAATTCAATACTCCATTGAATTGCTTTGCCTGTTGTTGCTTTCTTGTATAGTGTTACTGTTGTTATCATACCTTGTATAACTTTGTTTAATCAAATAGTGATAGTTGCTTCCATTTTACTTCTAAAATGCCATCTTTCTCTTCCACACTAATGAGCTCTCCAATTGGCTTGTCGTGTTTATGATGATGCCAATCTATCTTATTTGGTTCTGCTGGCAACTGTACCAATCCGTTCTTGATAGCCCATCCCAAGCATTCTCTCCCGAATCCCACTTTCAGACTTTCTGGATGTGTCAATAATTTGCCGCATCTTCCACATGTTCCTTGATAGAACACCTTGACTGTTGGATATTTAGCCTTGAAAGCATTTGGTTTCAAGAATTTGTCAAAAAACCATTGTATTGCTGATGCTGATTTCGATGTAGCTTTAATCTGTGATTTCTCTGAATACCTGTAAGATAATTCATCTGAATAGCCACCTAAGAATTTGTAGCTATCTTCTGATTCATAATCAAATCTTGATAATACAGAAACCCAATACACGCTTGGGTTTCTTTTTGATTGCTTGAATTTATATGTTAAGTGTGTTTGAGTCTTTTCATTCTGAATTGTTATCCTGCAATTACCGCCCCTTATGTATGATAATACTCTTCCAATTGTGTCAAGTTCATGCATTTCCATGTTGCTTATAACTATGTATAAAAAAATCCTCAATTGCTTGAGGATTTCTTGTATTAAACGGTATTACGAAATTTTTTAAATATTGCGAGCATTGCTACACCAACACCTATCAACGCCTTTACGAAGGTTTTGCTTTGTGACCGAAGTGATTGTGTATTTTTCTGTTTTTTCTGCAAACATAGGAACATCCGTATTAGGATTGTAATATGATACATCGTGGTTGATGAGTGTTACCTCATAACATGTATCATATCCTTTACTGATAAGAATGTCATTGGTTGCTTGAAGTGCTGCGTTTTGCATTGTTTGCTCGGGGACATCTTGGCAAAAATCAAATTGTTCATTAAAGATAGATTCTGAATGTGTTGGTGGTGATGCACCAAAACAAGTCAGGGTTGCTATTAGGAATAGCATGACCATAGCTGATTTTCTCATGTTTTTGTTTTTGTGATGCATTATTGGTTCTTCAATTGATGGGTCTATACAGTAATTCACAACACAAAAATATAAGTGTTGTTTTTAATAGGTTAAAAAGTGTTACACTTATTTTAAAGCGAGCCTTTGGCGGACCATTTGCGAATATAAAGGCAATTTATTTTCCTATAATTAAGCGTTATCGTTAAATAGAAAGCCACCGCACAATAAATAAATAATTTCGGTGTGTGGAAGGCAAAAAAAAAGCATAAGCTACTAACTTATGCTAAGTTCTTTGAGTATCAAAAATGGCTTCGTAGCTTAATTGAATAAAGCAACTTTTTTGCGAAATGTGGGATATAGGTTTGAATCCTATCGAGGTCACTTTTGATATACAAATAAAAATTTTTGTTTATTTTCTTTTAATGATTAAAGAGACTTATTATAACTGTGTTGTAAAATTATTTTATCAACTTGCCATATCTTATCAGAAACTCTCTCTTCGCTTCCTTATCCCCAGATTTCGCTCTCCTCATCAACTCAATACTTGAAATCTTTGTATTGAAGACAAATCCTGAAACTTTCAATTTAGCTGCAATTCTCTTGTTCAATTTGGTTAATATCCTTTCTGGTATTCTGCCTTCATTGCTTGCAATTCTCTCACTACTTATATTGGCTGTAAACCTTGAATCAGTGATATCAGAAATACTGAACATATTTCTACGGAGACCTGTAATTATCAATAATCTATGTTTGAATAACAAGCCATCAACTTTTACTATATCTCCTATACTATTCTTCATCTTCTATTTTTTGCTATTATGTGTTCTAACTTTGTTATACCGTTTTCTTTATAATCTATTTCATGCATCCATAAGAAACTTCCTGCTCTGTATAGCTTCTTATTTATACAATCCTTAACATTACCAGAAGATATTGATTTATTTGCTTGTACTGATGAGTCAAATCTTGCCATGAAATTGCCTTCCAAATCTAACTTAACAACTGCTTTGCCTAACGCCTTTGATAACATCATTTTTGTTTCTTCACTATGATTCTTGCCATAAAATGAATTCCCATTACCTGTCATGCGTTTTGAATGTTCCAATCTTTGTTCTTGTGTTGTATTACAAATTCCTGTAAAATGTTCACTTAGACGTTTCCTTACTTCTGTAGTGTGGGTTTTACCATACATTGGGTTATTCTTGCCATTGAATCTCTTTGATGATTCTGACAATCTCCGCTTAACGTCATCAGTGTGTGTTTTACCAAACATATAGTTCTCTTCACCGAACAATATAGGATATTGTTCCCCGCCCTTTTCTTTATAACATAAGCATCCGTTAGAATACTTCCTAAAAAGCTCGTCAAGAAACATATCTGACTTTAAAATATACCACTTTTTTTTAGTATGGACATAGTATAATTTATCATTATTATATGCCACCTCAATTGTGGCTAAATATAGTTTATCCATTGGATTTTAGCATTTAAGTTATTTTTTTTACAGTCCTATCAAGTAGTTGTGTGCTATGCCTATTGACGCACTTTGTGGTTATTGTCGTCAGACGTAGAACTATCTTCAGTTAATTTCAAATGGCTTCCAACCGATAAACATTCATATTGCTTTTGACTTACATAGATGGTTTCAGTTCTTTCTTCACCTTTATATTTACCATTAATCTTTACTACCCAATCTTCATAATCCGTAATAACATAAGGTATCATTATAGTTGTTGTACTCTTGCCATTTGAAATTACCATAGGCATTAATGCAACGTATGTATGTGTAGGTTCATACCATTTTTCTATAACATCGCCTTCTTCAAGTTTATTGCAGGAATAAAGGCACAGCACACAACAAAGTATTGCCAAAAGGCAGGCTGACGTGCTAAATTGAAATTTTGTAATTCTGTTCATATTTTGTACTATTTTGAAAGTTTTGTAATTTTAATCCTGCCCTTCGGCAATACTCGGAACGTTAGTGGCAATTACACCTCAACCATCGTATAAGGTCTGTATTCACCATTTTTATTTAAGCTATCTACCATTTTTTTGGCTTCTTCGTAAGTTCTTCTTCTACCACTCCAATGGTCTGGCATCTCAACTCCGTCTTTATCAAGTATCTTGTAACTGCCGCTAACATTGTGTTGCTGCAATAGCGGCTTGACGTTCTTAATTTCAACATTCTGCATATAATTATCTTTTAGTTGTTAATTAATCTTTTGTATTCCAAATGCCGCTACTGACAGCAACACTTGAACGTTATACGCAAGCACTACATTTCGTTTCCAAATAGAGTTTGCGTTTCAAATTTTTTATTAAAATCTTCCACCCTCTTTAAAATAATATCGTAATACTTTTGCTCTTGCTCCATTACTATAAATTGTCGGTTTGTATTCAAACAAGCTATTGCAGTAGTTCCGCTTCCTGCTGTGTTATCTAATACTAAATCGCCTTCGTTTGTGTAGGTGTTGATTAGGTATTCAAATAACTCCAATGGTTTTTCGGTTGGGTGCAGTTTGTCTTTTCTGTTTGCGTTGCTTACTTCTATTATTGAAGTCGGATAATACTCATTATTTTCAACTACACTATTTTCAAACTTGCCGTAATTACTTGTGTGTTTTCCTGTTTCAGTAGTTATTCCTTTCTTTCTAACTTTACCTCTTGTAACCATTTCAGGATTATAAATAGGTAATTTTTTGTAAAAGCAAAGTATTTGTTCGTGCCTTCTTAATGGCATACGTTTAGCGTTTAGAAATCCACTTGAAAGTTTTTTATCCCAAATCAAATCGTATTTAAACAACTTCTTATTTGAAGTAATTAAAGTGCTTGTAAATGGTTCAGCACTTGTTAAACATATCATTCCGTTATCCTTAATAATTCTTTCGTATTCTTCCCAAAGTTTGTCAAGTGGGATAATTACATCCCATTTGTTTT